GGAAAAAAAACAAATCCAAAACCCCCGACCCGAGGGCGGAGAAAAGGCGGGGTCAGGGGCAACGCGTAGAAGCTGAAAAGATATAATGCTTCCAAGAGGCCGGTCCGCGTTCGCAATTATAAAGCTGTATAAGCAGCGACGCGCAAAAGGTACGCTATACTGGGGCGGAATTGACCGTTCGATGAAAATGGGAGTGATCCCCAGAGCTACGGATAAAAAGCCGTAGGATAAGAACAATTAGGACTACCAGATAGAAAGACTGCATATATACGGAGAAAGTCATCCGGAAACCGGATTAAAAAATAAAGTAGTCGGTTATCAGTTCAAACAGTCGATAGATATTATTAATCCGGTTACGAAAGAAACCGTAAAAGAACCTGTAAAGCAATTTATGGTTAATCAGCTCAAGCTAACGTTCGAACGTAACCGTATGATACTATGTCCGTTCGATGAAATGCTCCACAAACAATTAGTGGACTATTCGGTCGAACGAGTTACTCAGAGCGGCATGCAAATTTATACGAGCGTTAACGAACACTTCGTAGATGCTTTAGGATTAGCGCATTTAGCATTCGTACTAAAATTTCCCGATTTGACGCAAGCGATTAAACAAGTAGAAAACTCTACCAAGTTATCGCAGTCTCATATAGACGTACTAAATCGCGATGCAAATAGTGCGCTAAGAGAAATTACAAATCCGTTAAACCCGTGGGGAAACAGACCTCTAACCCAAATAGGTAAAGAGCCCGGAGAAAGAAGGGGCGACTATCAACAATGGGTTAAGGTTCCTCTCAGCGCCGGGCCAAAACGAAGCGGTAACGGCTGGGGATCTCGCGGCGGCGGGTTCACGGGAAGAAGTCTATGGTAGATTTCTTTCTATATAATATAAACGAAGAAAAATAGAAAGGGGCGAAACATCATAGATAAAGAAAAAGAAAATCTACTGTATCGCCCCATACTAGAACCTTCTAAATATTATAGATCCGATGCCGATATAGAGCATCTCATCGAAGACATCCCGGAATCTTCTCCGTTCGAAGAAGAGCCGGAATTCGACGAAAGACCGAAAGAGATACAGGAAAGTCTCGAATCTATCGAAGATTTAATCAAAAGAGCTCTTCCTCCTCAGTTAAGATTCTTCGGCGAAACAATAGAAAAATTACATAAACGCTCTAAGATCGTCTGGAAAAACGGCAAAATTCCTAATCGAAAGAAAGAAGAATATAAGCCGCCCGAATATAAATCGAAAGAGCCTTTTAGAAAAAGAGAAATCACGAGAGATAAGTATTCCGTCACAAAAGACGTACCCTCGTTATTCCCTTCGGCGCCGCCGGTTAATATAAAACTTGAGATACCGAGAACTCTCGTTCAGTTAATACAAGATGACTATAATAGAGACCAGATAGAACTAGGTCAATATTATACGCATCAAATTCGTATCATCATACAGAAGTATTTCCAGCAGATGCTTACGACGATGGCTGACTGCGGATTATCGGACATGAATGACTTAACGGATGATTTTGACGGCGACTACGTTAATGTACCCAAGGGTAAAAACTTGGAACACTTAAGAGACGGAGTAGTACGTTCTCAAATTATACGAAATCAGAAAATAAGATTATTCAAAAAAACGCATTCGGTAGATAATACGCTAATACATTTAAGAAGTTGGCATGCAGCCGAGCAGCAAAGAGAAAGATATTATCAAGAAAAATATGGAGATTCGGGAACATATATCGATTCTCATAGTAATGCTTTACTAAGGGAAGCCCGCGCCGACTATGACTCTGCGTATAAAAGCTCATTATACGATATGTATAAATATCTTAACTCTTCTGCGGTTAATCTAAGCGATATACTAAATATGACGATAAAAGAAGCTCAAGCAAAGGGCGCTATGCTAAAAGCCGGAGTAGACATCTTCGATAAAACTCCTGTCGAATTAAATGCGGAGGCCGGAGGTATCGCCGGAAATAGCGGTCAAGCAGGAGACGGGTCTGGATCTGGATTCGATCTTGTGGCCGGGACTCAAAAAAGCTCTTCTTCTCTTACGGAAGGCTCTAGCAATGACAAAGACAACAAAGAAGAGAAGAGTAATAACACGGCTTCTACAAACGAAAGCGAGCCAAAAGGCAAAGGACTATTCTCTTCTCTTGAAGAAGGTATCGGGAAAAAGATCGGAAAAGGAAAATACGGAGATCTTGCGCGTGACCTTATCCACGAGCAGCTTAATAAGGGTATTAAGGCTGGCGGCTTAAATATTAGCAACAGCGGTATATCTTATAAGGGCATATCTTACGACGGAGAAAAGCTTAATATTAACGGGAATAAGTTCTCGCGTAAAAACGGGAAACTTTCTGCCGAACTAAGTAACGGAATCGGAATATCCGATAAAGGCATTAGTTATAAAGGATATAATATCTCCAAGAATGGCGTAGAAAAAGACGGAGAATCTGTCTTGTCTTCCGATAAAGCTAAAGAAGCTCTGCAAAAGAGAAAAGAAACTCGCGCCAAGAAAAAAGAGCTCGAGAAAGAAAAGATAAAAACAAGGCTTGCGGAATTAAACTCCGAGAAAGCTTCTTTAGATCCAAAAGAGCCTAACGAGAATAAGAGAATTAAATCGATCGACAAAGAAATTAAAAGGCTTACTAATAAGTACGAAAAGATTGGGGGAGCCGGATGATTAATCCGTTTACCGGAATTAGAGATAAACTGGCGAATTATCTTAAGGTAAGAGAAGCCGGCGGAAACTCGGGACAAATTACGAACGCCAATATAAAGAATTTCGTAATAAAGTCTGTCGGAAACGTCGACGATTCTCTTACCCAGGACTTTAATTCTCCGGCTTCTGACCTAAATGAAATTAGAGATGCCATCGCGGCAGACTCATATATTAAAATTGCCGTTACTAAATACGCTCAGCTTATTTTAAAAGCGGGGTATCATATCGTCGGAGACAACGATGCTGCAGCCGAATACGTCCAGAATCGTTTTAACATGATGTCTTTCATGTCGGGAACCCCCATGGATATAATATTCCAGGAGATTGCGGACGACCTAGTTTCATACTCGAATGCCTTCTTAATTAAAAGTCGTACCGATATGACTAACATTGGCGGACTCCAGGCAAAAGGCGTTCTTAATACGCAACCCGTCGGCGGATATTTTAGAGTAGACCCGACAACAATGCAAATAAAGGTAGATAAAAACGGAACGATTAAAAACTACCAGCAGGAAGTCGGCAACAATAAAAAATCTTATAAGCCAGAAGATGTCGTTCATTTCTTCATAGATAGACAGGGCGGACAACTCTTCGGCACGCCTCGCCTAGAAGCAGCTCTCGAAGACGTAAAGATGCTGCGAAAAATAGAGGGTAACGTCTTAAAGTTAGTATATCGATATTCGGCACCTCTTATGCAGATGAAAATCGGCTTACCGGAAGCAGGCTTCATGGCTACGGACAAAGAAATTGCTGAAGCCAAAAATGAAGTCGAGAGATTATCGAACGACGGTATCCTGATTACGAACGAGCGAACCGAGTTTAATGCGATAGGCGCTGAAGGCGAAGCATTAGATGCTTATAAATACCTATCTTATTTCGAAGCTCGCGTCTTTTCTGCGTTATCGTTATCTACGGCAATGGCCGGAAGAGGCGGCGCAAAACAAGATGCGGACTCCATGGAAGAACAGGTTCACGATGCCGTAAAATACTTCCAGAGAGCAATGCAAACCTTCATCGAGAATAAGATGATAAACGAGATCCTTCTCGAAGGCGGATATAATCCTATTATAAATCAACAGGATAAAGTTTACTTTCAGTTCGAAGAAATTAATCTCGACACTAAGGTTAAGATGCAAACGCACGCGATGAATATGTTCCACGGAAATGCACTTCCGTTCGAAGAAATGCGTACGGCACTTGGCCTAAGAAGCGACAATGTTGACGAAGGTCGCCTATACGAGAATATGCTCAAGCACCCACATGCGATGGAGCTATTAACGGCGAGACAGGGCGGCACTCCCGGGAAAGCCGCAGAAAATAAGCCCGATGGATCTGCTAAAAGCACAATAAGTCCTAAGAACCAGCACGGAACTACGTCGGCTAAAATTAAAGAATCTTCTTCTATAAACATAAAAGAAACGGATAAAACTAAACAAAATATAGAAGATTATAAGAAAAAATTCGATACCGTTTATAAAAAGTACGAAAGTGCGCGTAATGAAGTATGTGAGAATGCCGCAAAAAGCTACTTAGTTCTACCTCTTACGAGAGATACGATAGCCACCGATCTAAAAATTAGGATGAACGAGGAAGCTAATAGAGGTTTTCAACGCGCCGTAAAAGAAGCCGGACGTACGCCAGATATTGCTCCTAACGTTATCTCTAGAGATTTAGGAGATCATATAGATAAACATGTTACGGCAATGTTTAAAGACATCGATAGAAAGCTGAAAGAAAATATAGATGCCGAAAAAGCATTTAATTCTTCTGAATACAGAATACGCTTTCTGGCCGACCATGTAATGTCGAAAGCTCACTGGTATTCTTACGTCAAGACAGCGCAAGCCCTAGGAATAAAAGAAGTAAAAGTAAACTTCTCCCCAGGGAGTCCAGATGCTAATAATTACGGAAGCAAAATAAATACGAGCCATTTTAGCCTGGACGATATCCCGGCATTTCACCCTTACTGCAAGTGCTCGTTGATACTTTAAAGAGGGGAGGGCGAAATAAAAATAAATGGCTATAATGATAAAAGAATTTGTTCGTCATGACGACAAATTTTCACATAATGTCGGCGACTACGACGGAAGCCTTCATATGAATGAAGGAGCTAAAGACGGAGATGTCGACGCAATTACCCCGGGATCTCTAATGGTCGAGATCGAGGGGATACATGCCGCGCCTTTTGCTACTCGTAATTATACGAGATATACGCCGAAGGCACTCAAAAATAGCATACCGTCGTGGACAGAACCATATCGAAGACCGCTATTAAAACATCATAACGAAGAAACGGGAGAGCCGATCGGAAGGATTGTCTCGGCAGAGTATGTGTCGAGAGATACTAGATCCGGAACGCCCGCATTAAAGTTTACGGTTAACGTACCGGACAAACAAGCAATGGAGAACGTACAAAACGGACTCCTATCTACGGTTTCGATTGGAGTTATCGCACACGATGTAAGATGTTCTATTTGCGGCAAACCAATTATCGATGCTGTCCACGGATGCGCCGAAGGTCATCAACGTGGCGCTACATATCAGAAAGATAATTCTACGGAAACATGTTACTGGGATATTTACGACATGGAGGCAAAAGAGCTTTCGTACGTAGATGTTCCGAGTGATATGTATGCGAAGAATGTCAATTTTTACCAAGCTACTTTGTCGAGCGGCCAACCCCAAATAAAAGAGGGGCTCGATCAAAATGCTCATGGAAAAGGAGTATCATGCATGAATGAGCTTGAACAAGCAAACGCAAAGGTAGCCGACCTGGAGAAACAGGTGGCAACCCTAACTTCAGAAAAAGAGAGCGCAGAGAAGCAGGTCGCCGACATGGCCGAGGCCAAGAAAGAGCTCGAGGCCAAGGTTACGGGACTAGAGGAAGAAAAGAAGTCTATACAAGAAAGTCTTGACGAGGCAAACGCTCTTCGCGACACTCTCGAGAAAGAACTAGCAAGTTCGAAGGCTGACGTTAAAGAAGGTGCCGTGCAAATGTTTGTCACGATGCGCGAGGCCCTAGGTAACGCGGTCGCGGATATCGAAACAATTCGATCTCGCTCGCTCGAATCAATTAACGATTCTATTTCGGACATGAAAGAGTCGATGAGTAAAAACAAGACTCCAGAAAATGTTCCCGAAAATAAAGATATGCCTCCGGCGAACAGTCTAGAAAATCCGACAATCCCGCCTCAGGTAAAAGAATCCGCCGAGAAGAAGAAGAACGATGTAGACCTTAAGAAGGGCCTTTACGGAGTCTTCGATTCTGTACTTTCCGTTCACAAGAATTAATAGGAGGACCTAAAACATGGCTCTACATCCAGGTGATTTAACCACTAACGAGATTATGCAGCCCGGCTCTCGCGGCGAAGTCTTCCGCGTAAACCAGCCTGGCTATCGCGATAACGCGGATCGCGTTAATCGCACAAATAACAACCTAAACACGTCCCCGCATGATGTTCCTAACATCAAGTACCTTCTGGACCCGAGGCTTCCGTCGCTATTTAAGTACGGCTTCGGTCATGGCTTTAATCAGATCGTTATTCCGAAGGGGCGTATCGTTGCGACGGATCCTCACATGGACCTCGTAGACTTCGAGTCGCAGAAGGAATTTAACACGGTTACGCTAGCAAACGGCGGCGCTCCGAGCGTCCTGCGCAAGGCTACGGACACGTATCCGACATTTACTCCGAATCCGGCAATCGTTTCGGCTTCTGCTCAGGGTCATAAAGCTCTCAACGAAGGTAAGGAATGGGCTCCGCTCGCAGGTTTCGCGGCAACGTATTCCGATCTTTGCTATCGTCCGTTTGCTTCTACGCAGGATATCACGGGCGCTGCGGCTACGCTTAAGTCTGGCGAAGATCATCTTACGGCGGAAAACCTTAAGGTCGACGCAAAAACTGGTAAGATTGTCGATAATTCGAATAAGGTTCGTAACGATGTTCGCCCCGGCAACCTACCGATCGGTATGATCGAGCGTAACGAGTATACTCGTGACGACGATGCTTACAACGGCATGGCTGTCGGTCCGATTCTTACGGACGCTCTCGTCGAGCTTGCATGGTTTGCATACAAAGATAGGGCAGAGCAGAACTTCTGGGGTTCCGCTTATGGTGCACTATTCCCCGGTGCTCGCGTTAAGTCGGACGAGAATGGTCGCGTAACAATTTCTCCGCTTTCGTTCCCGAAGGTCGTCGAAAAGATGAGTCTTGCAGAGTACGAGCTTGAGCGTCAGCAAGAGATCGGTCAGATCTACTCCGTTAACCACGATCTCGTCCCCGAAGGTGCCGCTAAGTGGGCAACTTGGGCTCTCGAAGATCGTCTTAAGTCCGAGGAGTTTAATCCCGCAGTCTACGCGAAGACGAATCGTAGAGGCGAAGACGCAGTTAACTCGTCTCCGTTCAACTCGACGGGTCGCTATTCCGGTTATCCGTTCGAAAAGAACTATCTCAATAACGACCTACACATGCTCGCATCTACGGGTCGCCTGAATACGTTCGATCCTCGTATGAATCCTGAGTTCCAGTATAACGATCTCGGTATTCCGGGTCTTACGGACGGTCACAATGCGGTTATTCGCGACATGCCCGAGTTCTCGGCCGGCAATATTTTCTACTGCGGCGACGGCAAGGAATACGTCGACTGGTTCTTCCGCATTCCTGATGTTAACGTCGAAAGCCTCGAAATTAACGTCAATAACGGCGGTTGGGTCTCTTGCGTACAGGGCGCTTCGATCGCTACGGACGCATTTGAAGTTAAATACTCGAGCCCCGAACAGGGTATCATCACCCTTGCCGTTAAGGATAAGAGCAAGGCAGACGCAATTCTTAAGCCGGTGACTAAGGGCGTAACAGTTAAGTTTAAATATAAGAAGCGCGGCATGGCCGGCGTTCCCACCTTCATGGATTGGGACGGCGCTATCGGTAGCGTTAAGATTCTACTGAATAAGTAAGATAATATAGATCTCCCCGTCTTAACTCTAGACGGGGAGAAACTATAATCTTTTTCTACGATAATAAGGAGGACATAGGATATAAATGTCTATTAGAATGGCAGAAACCCTGCAAAACATCGGCAAGCTTCGTGCCGCAGCCGTAGATCAGTGGAAGGCTTACGAAGAGGCTGTTGCTGCAGGAGATAAGAAGGCTGTAAAGCCCGAGGTCGAAATTAAGACTTTCGACATGATGGAGAACATGGTTCTCAATATTAACGGCAATTATGAAAACGGTCGTGTCACAGTGCAAGAGGCGCTTAACACGACTGACATGATTAAACTAATCCCGAAGGTTATCGAAGGCCAGCTCCGCGAAGCGGCAGAGCCTGAGTACCTAGCTACTCGATTTATGAACGTAGTTCATGTCGACGGCGGCGCTTCGGTTACTTACGTTATCCCCGTCGTCGGCGAAATTCATGCGGCAGAAGTTGCCGAAGGCGGACGCTACAATGAGGACTATGTCGACTTCAATACGGTCGAGAACGGTCAACTTGAAATTCGCGTCAAGAAGATCGGTCTCAAGGTCCGTATTACGGAAGAGGCAATTTCGGATTCTTCGTGGGATATCTTCGGTATCAATGTCCGTAAGATGGGTCGCGCAATGGCTCGCTACAAGGAAGAGTGGGCATTCAATTCGTTCTCGACGCATGGCCATATCGTGTTCGACAACGACACTCGCGTTCAAATTCCCGAAGCAGGTACGACTGGTCGCGACGAGCACGGTAATTTTAACGATACGATGAGCGTCGAAGACTTCCTCGATCTCGTTCTTGCTCTCATGGCAAACGACCAGACCCCGACGGACGTTATCATGCATCCGCTCACCTGGGTCATCTTTGCTCGTAACTCCATGATTGGTAACGGGCTAACGTACGGCGCATTTGGCGGTTCGCAGGTTAATCCCTGGGGCGCAACGCAGGGTACTCCCGGCTTTGCAGGTCTTTCGGGCGAACAAGGTCCGCAGAAACTTATCATGCGTCCCGAGCAAGTTCAGGGTCGTCTCCCGGTTCCCATTACAGTTAACTTCAGTCCGTTCGTCAAGTTCGATAAACAGAATAAGAAGTTCGACATGTACTGCATCGATCGCACGAATGTCGGCGTAATCGCAGAGCGCGAAGCTTTATCTACGGACAACTGGACAGATCCGGAGCGCGATCTCCGCTTACTAAAATGCAAGGAGCGTTACGGTATCGGTATTCTCGACAATGGTCGCGGTATCGCCGTTGCGCGCAGTCTCGCGGTCGCTCCGACGTTCCCGGTCGCACCCAAAGTTACGGTCGACGTGGCGAATCCGTAATTCGTGAAATAGACTCAAGAGGTAGCCACATGGCTACCTCTTTTTCTACTTAAGAAAGGAATTCAAATATGGATATACTCGCAAGAATTAAGCTTGCTCCTGGGCGCGTAGGCTTTTACGATCCTCTTTCTCGTATTCATCTTACGCTAGGTAGACCGCATGCAAATGTTATCTCAGGGACAAATTGTGCGAACCTTCGTCGTAATGTAAAAACCGGAGTACTCTTACTATTAGATGGAACGTTAGGCGGCGATATTCCTCCGTTCAAGATCGTTCAAGACAAGAAAGGAACTAGAATTGTATCTAACGGAGATGAGGTAAATAAGCCGATCGTAGGTCGTATTGAACCCCCCACTGAATACCAAACTCCGGAACCTCCCGGAGGACATATAGAATTAGATCCGAGAGAAAAGAATGGCTTTGGCAACGAAGACGATAGATTCAAAATGGGCGATCTTGACTACAGATCTTCTCATGGCCCGGCAGAAGTAAATTCAGAAACGTTGGAGAGCGTAGAAGAAGAATCTGAAGATACAGAAGATAATAGCTCTGAAGAGTCTCCGAAGAAAAAGAAAGCAGCCAAAAAGAAATAAGCAGGTGGAATTAAATGGAACATAAATTCCAGCTTCTTTCTATAAAGCCGAGCATGAAAGATAAAACCGTACAACTGATATTCTCTTTAGACATAGATGAAGATTCAGTCGTGGACAATATTTATCTCATGCAAGAAAAGCCACGGACGCATATCCCATGTGATATTACGGTAAAAAAGAGAACGGTTACGTTAACGCTTACGCAGTGGCCGACGCCTAACGTAACTTATTCTCTTATTATAGAACCCGGGAAAGTCTTATCTATTACAGAAGAAAAGCTTATCGACTTTCTTCCGATGAAAGTAGAATTTAAAAGCGAGATATTAACAGACGTTAAAATTCTATCTCCTAAAAACTTCGAAGAAGTAAAAGATGAGCTAACGATAACGTGGCAAGAGGTCGGCCCTTCTCCGACGAGAAAATATTATATAGAAATTGCGACCGAAAATATCTTCGAAAACCTAGTCGAAGTAGCCGTAGTAGACAAAACTATTCATCCGGATGCCGATAATAAATATTCTGCTACGTTTAAAGCCCTTAAAAAAGAAGGGCAATATTACGTTCGCGTTCGTCCGCAAAACGATAATACGTACGGAAGATGGTCGGAAACTATTACCTTTGTTTTACCTAAAACAAAAACGATAGTTCCGAACCCGCAACCGGAGGAAAAAGAGAAACCGAAACGACCGGAGATTCTAGATCTTACCAAGCCATCGAATCCTCCTCAAAAAACTTCGGAAGAAAAACCGTCTATCATTAAAACACCTAAGTTAGTTATTTACGACGAATATGCTCCTAAGGAACTTAAAATAGAGTTTTCCGAAGAAGTGCAAATAGACGAACAAACAACTAAGGTTAAGATCGAAAGGGGCATTTTCTAATGGAAGAAGTTCTAGGAAAAATAGCCCTGAGTGAAGACAAGAAAACAATAACGGTTACACCGGAAAAAGTTCTACCTAATTCTATTTATCGAATTACGCTGACAGGAGTAAAAGATAAAAACGGAAAAGTAATCGATCCGATTACGATAGAATACAGAACCCCGTATTCTCCGTTATATTGTACGCTATACTCTCTTAAGCTTGTCGTGGATACATTCGGCATTTCTGATGAAGCAATGTTAAACTACATCAGACAGGCTTCAAAAGAGGCGGATTTTATCGCCGGAGGAACGGCAGTAAAAGAAGGCGAGAGCGTTCCTTTTGCCGTCGAGCAATTTACCAGAACCAAAGCTACTTACGACTGTATATCGAGAGCGCTTATGGATCGTGCATACTCTGGCGGTGGAAGTGAATATACTCTAGATGTCGCGACGTATAAAGATAGCTTAAATACGGGAGCATACAAAGCCCTTTTGGATAAGCTCGCAAAAGAGCTTCAGAAGTGGCAAGATGCTATTCGTGGATATTATAACGAAGGCCGCGTCAAACCGAAAGCTACGAGAGTCGGCGTTAAAAGCTCTCAAAACTCTGACGTGTCTTACACTACGCTCGACGCAATTATTCAGGACGTTACGAGAGACGTACCTCAGTGGAGTTGATAGTCTATGCAGTGGTTTGATAAACACATTAAAAAGCCTATCGACCTATTTAGTCATCCGGTATGGTTTATTCTTAGAGATAAAGAAGTCGATTGTCCATGCGTCGATCATCTGTCTAAGCAAGCAAAACAAGATTGCCCGATATGCTTCGGTACCGCTAAAAGTCTAACGCTTACAAGAGTAAATGCCGCGCATCAAAATAATAGAATATCTCTTCGGGGCACCGGAATAGGATTCTCCGAAATTGACGTTATTAACGTATATTATACTTACGACAAAACGTCGATCCAAATAGGAGATATTGTCGTAGATGGAGAAGACATAGATGTCGTTAAAGATGTTTACTACGAACATAGCGACGAACAAAAAACCGTTTACTGGCGTATCGAAACTGTCCCGTATAAAAAAGACAAAGAGCTATTTAAAAAGCTCTTAACTAATACATTAAAAGAAGGTGGCTTCGACGGCTAACGAACTTATCGTAAACAAGCACGAGACCCTTCTTTTGATAGGTAAAGCCGCAGAAAGATATGCGGTAGGTGAAATCGTTTATGCCGAAGATTATGACGAGGTTCTTAATCTCTACGGAGACTCTGATTTAAGCAGAGCTTTTCGCGCGGCACAAAACAACGGAGCTAAATATATATATCTGCTTAACGTAGAAAAAGATAGTGACTACTTCGAAGTAGTAGAGTCTTTAAAACACGGAGACTTTGCCTACGCAGCATTTGTTTCGTTGTTTTTATCGGACACCTTTCAAGATACGTACGGAGAGCGGCGCATTCACTCTACGCTAGCCTATTTGCTAGGAAGCATAGGTAGAAATTGTCTTACTACGTTTATCGTTACGGATAAGCACGCTTCTCTTTATGAATCCATAGATGATTTTTTATCTGATATGACTAGGATACAAAATAAGTTTATTCATAGATGCTCTGTAAGAGCAGACTTAAAAAATCTTATTTTTGTAGCGAATAATCTCGCGGACTATCCTGTCGCCTCGGTTCCTTTGGCAGCATCCCTATGTTCTACTCCAGTTAATGAGTACCCAACTCTGGAAAAGACGAGTAAAGCTATATTCTACATCAATGGTTGGGACGGCATGGATAGTATGGCATACTACAGGACAGAGCCTGACGGAGTAACTAACGTAGAAAACCTTCTTAATATGTATCTAAGACGTGAACCAGAGAAAGTAGTATTTGTAGATAGAATACTAAAATATATCCAGAGAGGGCTCGACTTCCAAGAATTCAAGGGTAAACAGCATACGGAACATCGGAAACTTTTATTCAAAGAAAAACTTGAAAAGTATCTCGAAGGCATAAAGGGTTTTATTATAAAACATTATCGCATAGACCAAATTGACGTAGTGGACGATCTGCCAGGAACAGTTATTTATTCTTCCAGAATAAGAGTTCTTCCGATAAACTGTTTCGAAATATGTACGATTAAGAAAGACGTGGAAGTATGACAGATGACCTAGAGAGGCTTTTGCGTCGACGCGATGAAAACTCGAACCCTATCGTCGTAGATAAGATAGAGCATAAAACACCGAAAAGAACGGTCGCAGAAAAAAGTGCGACAATCGATGATTTTATAACTATGCTTTCGAAAATTGTGTGCCGCACGATGAAGGATGAAAAAGTAGAATTTCGGCCCGACGAAGGCGTAAGGCTTCAAGTAGACCAGGCAGAGTCATTAGATCACCCGTATATTTTCTTTTCGATACTTAATTCACATACGACCCTCGAAATCAAACCTCGCGTAAGAGAAGTCGGGCTAAAGGGTATAGACGGACAAGAAAAAGAGAAAAGACGCTCCGGCGAAGTATGGGGTCAACTATTTAATTATTCTGTCCAATTTGATATATTAGCGGGTGATTATAGTACAGTCACCCGGGTAATGGATGTTTTTGAAGACATAGTTTTCAGCTATACCGCCTACTTTAAGCGCAAAGGCGTAAAGGACATCCGGTTTAGGGAAAGGGCTACGGACCGAAACCTAGATGCGTATCGACAGAAATGTTCGGTACGGTCGCTTCGATATGAGATAGAAGTCGAGGCACTGTTTGCTCGTCTAAACGCAAATATCGAAGGCGTCGACCTAGTCTAGCAAAATAATAAGGAGGAATTACTCAATGGGTATTTTCGACAGCGAAATTGACCTGCCAGGCGTAATTACGCACGTTGAGGCCGATTATTCCTACGGATTTGATAGTACTCTTTTCGGGTCTACCGATTCCGTCGCGATTATCGGTACCGCTTTTAACGGTCCGACGGGTGAGCCTACGAAGATTTATTCGCCGGAACATGCGGCATATATCTTCGGCGATGCTTACGACAGTGTAAAACGTCAAGAAACTACTCTGGTCGCAGGTGTTCAAGACGCCTGGGATCGTGGCTGCCGTACGATCTATGCGATTCGTATCGGCGGCAAAGAGATGTATAAGGACTTCAACTTCAAGATTGAATCTCCGTATCGTCTCAGACTTTCCTCGATGTTCCCCTCGAACGTCGGGAAAGAATGTTATGTTCTTTATGATGGCACGCCGGGCCGTCAGCAAATCACGCTTTATAAGCCGATCGATCGTGCAACAATCTCGGAGAAGAAGCGCGGTCTTACATCCGGCACAAGCAACGTTCTAAAGACGACGATTAAGCTCGCGCTTGATAACGGGCTTACGAAAGACGATCGTCTCGTCGACATGTTAAACATCATTAACGGCCATTCGGCAAATAACGTTGTTCGTTTTAGTGTTGTCGATAAGGATGGTAACGACGTTACAAACTCGCCAGACGTTTATGACCTTTCTCTCGGCGTTATGTTCTCTGGGGCATACTTTATAGGTCGCAGTCATACGAGCAACGACGTTAAGGTCGTAACCGAAACGACGCTTCAGCTCGTCAACAACAACACGACAAATCTTCCTTACAGCGGATTCAATAAGAAGTACTTCCGTAAGCTTGTCAGAAATACGGACGTATCTCTACCGTATCCGATCTTTGATGAGAAGAGTGAAACGCTCCGCGAGAATCTCCGTCCCGCAGGAATCCTAATGGTTAATGATTGGGACTTCCTAGAGACGGCAGGCGTATCGTCCCGCGCATTCGTTCCTGATAAGATCGACTACGAAGAGACGAATCTTTCTAAGTTCGAAATTTATCGTCGTCTCGGAAGTGGCTTCGCAATTACTGCTCGTGCAGAAAAGCGTAAGGGCTCCTCGAGTGCTTCGGACAAGCCTCGTATCCGCGAGACTCCGACCGAAGATAAGAACCGTATCGCGACAATCGAAGACGGCCTATATTCCGTTCTTCAGAATGCGAACATGAAGTTCCGCGTTCTTACCTGCGCGAACGCAGAAGACGACATTAACGGCAAGCTTCCTCGCGCCGAAGAGTTCCGTGTCGCGGTCGCCCAAGAGGCTCTCGTCCTCGGCGGCGATATTCGCGTCAAGGCAAACGTCGGTCGTAAAGATCTCAAGAAGCCTCGTAAGTACAAGATTTCGTTTATCGACCTAGAGGAAGGCGGCGTAACTCCGCAGACTCTAGATCTTAACGATCTCGATATGGACACCGTTCATAAAGTTATCGCGGAGGTCGCGAACGACGCAGAGATTAAGAAACTTAATCCGGTAGACTTCGAAAACGGAACGCTTATTAAAGCGGACACGAAACTTTATCGCGTAGGCGACAAGAGCATCGTCGAACTTACCGGCGCAGGTCTTAACCAAATGCGCGTTATCGCCGAAGGTAAACTTTATGAGTATACTTCTCCGGCTGGTTTCGCCCCTGCGACGACGACGAAACGTTATATTCTTGGCGAAGCTGTCGATCACGTATTTGTTTACGAGAAGGATAGTTCGGGTGACTTCAAGAATGTCGGCGACCTCGCTACGATGCTTTCCGAAGAAGAAGACAAAGTTATCGTCGCGGCAGAAGATCTTGGCGCAGGCCACGAGAATGAAATCGTCGTCTACTCGAATGCTTTCGACACGATGACGGTTGAGGAACTTGTAGATACCCTTAACAAGAACGAAGTGTTCTCGCAGCTATTCACGGCAAAGCTCTCGGAAGATGGCGCTATCGAGAAAGATGAATTCGTCCTCGAAGGAGCTAAGTCCTCGAAGGCGTTTAAGGCAACGACTCCGACTCCGCGTCCGACCGAAGTCGTAACGACTCCGGACCGTGCACTTGAGTATGATCTCTCGCTTTACATTCCTTATCGTACGACGGACAACTTCCTTCGTCAGCTCGCTCAGCACTGTACCTATACAGAGCTTAAGACGGCGCCGACCCACGGAATCATGGGTGTGCAGCGTCTAACGAATACGGGTCTTGCATCTATAGCCCAGAAGGTTAATGAGATGCTCCCGAAGGAATTCGATCTATACGCTAAGAATTCAATCGGGCATAACATGCTTGACAGTAACAATCTTCCGTATCCGATCGGTAAGAACGTTTCGCTTGTTATGGGTCAGTATCTCGTAACGATGGATCGTACGAACTATCGATACCTTTCGAACGGTGCGGCCGGTTATGCGGGCATGGTTTCGACGCTTCCTCTCGAGCAAAGCTCGACCGGTCAGACGATCCAGATTCCGGATCTCGGCTATCAGCTTACGAACACCCAGCTCGGTAAGCTCACGAAAGCCGGTATCGTTACGTTCCGCAACTCTTATACGAAGGGTATCGTCGTTACGGACGGTATTACGATGGCTCCTGCCGATTCTCGCTATCGTCGACTCTCCGCAAGCCGTATCGTCAATACTGTCGAAGAGCTCATCCGCGCTGCGGGTGAACCGTTTATCGGCAAGGAAAATCATCAGGCGAACCGCGATGCTATCCAGACCGCAATTAAGTCGAACCTCGATAAGATTAAGGGAACGCTCATTAAGGATTATGACTTCAAGATGAGCACGGATCCGCACTCCGCGAGATTCTCGTTCATCGAGATTGCATACCAGATCATTCCGATCGGCGAGATTCGCGAAATCCGCAACAGTATCAAGATGGTTGACTCGATCACCACTTGATTCGACACATAAGACAGGACAATATAGGCGAAGGTACTTTATCTTCGCCTATAAAGTCTTTCCTTTTAAAACTAAGGAGAGTGAAATAAAACATGTCAGTTTCGTCTGAGTACACACGTACTTATACGTCTTTCAGCGGATGTGATATTGTACCGACTTTTGGTGATACCGTCATCGGAGAGCTACAAGCTATTACCTATCACGTACAACGAGAAGAATTTGATACGTTAGTGCTTAACTACATTAAATGTAGTAAGTAATTGCTATCAAACCCTTATTCTCCGCTGTTGGGGAAACTCAGCAGGGACACGACCTTAAAACCAGTAACGCCTTAAGAGCTTCGTCACCACAATAGAAGATAGACAGAAACTTCTATGACGGTGGAGATAATCCAGAAACAACGACGAAGATGGTTCATGGTGCAAGCCTAAAAACCGTAGACAAGGGCTGTTTGGTCGCCAAGCCTGGAAACAGGAAGGTCAAACGACTACCGTTTGAAATAGCGGATAAAAGCAAGTGCTTAAAATGGGTCGCCCTAAGTTGTCGCAAGACAATAAGGTGAAGAAATAGTCTCCTCTCCGGATTGAAACCCGGAGCGATTTAAAAGATCGATGCAGATTAACGACCTGCATGAAGAATAGGAAAAAGCTCCCGTATATTCCATGGGATCTCCCGAGCCGCGTTCTTTCTCGAGAGGTTAATTTGGCCTCTCCTTCGTGGCGACACGACGAAAAAATAAAATCCGTGATATGCTGGGACACCCTTAGAGCCATAATGCTACAGCGTAGTTAGTAATAACAAGCGCGAAAGATTAAAAAGTTTATGGATTGGGCAATCAGCAGGCAGCTTATCCGCAAGGATTTGCGCCCCAACGACTATCCCTCGGCCAACGAAAGGCAACAGGAGTACGGCCTCGTTTTTACGAGGTGGGTGAAAACCCCTTAAATGGAAGTGCGGATCTCTTTGTTTATAATAAAGATGAAGATATAGTCTAGCCCCTCTTCGTTAAGAAGATAAATTAAAAATATCCCGAAAGGGAGGGTGTAAGCGAAACGCGGAATTGCAGGGTCTCTTGTATTTACGGTATTTGACCGCGATGCGCTGATTTCTGCACTACAAGATCACATCAAGAAAGAAAAGACGTTCCATCGTATCGGTTCGAACGAGCTAGAATACGAAAGAATTTCGGTCGACGAATGGGACGAGAAGATGAAGAGCTATGCGCTCCAGGGTGTCTCTGGCAGTGCGGTCGATAATGCCGATAAGGTTACGCAGAATATTTCGACCGAGGCAGATCCTGTCTACGGAGACGAAATTCCGCCGTTCGACATTACGATTTCGTTCGCTAACGAATACGGCCAGAAAGCTCGTATCGTTCTCTACGCAGTCGAAATTCTAAACGAATCGTCCGGCTTCTCTATCGACAACGTTATTTCCGAGAAGGCATGTACGTTTGTCGCACGTAAAGTAGAGTACATGAAGCCAGTAGACCGTAATAGCTAAGATTCTAAACGGTAATAGGAAGGTGAGGCCAAAAGCCTTATCTTCCTTTTTTATTTAAAATAAACAGAAAGCGGGCGAGAACAATTCCGAGAAAATTAACTTCTACATCATCCGAATACGTAAAAACATATACGAGCTATTCGGGGCACGATATGGTCGTTATCTTCGAGGTTCCTCTTCTCGACGGAAGCGTAATAACTCGAGTTATCGGAGAATGTCAAACGATAACATACTCCGTGCACAACGAGAAAATGCCCGTAAGAGTACTCGGAGATATGAATCCTAAGGCATATGTATTTGGCAATAGAACGATTGCTGGGTCGATGGTTTTTACAGTATTCGACGAACATTGGTCAAATGACGTAATCGCCGAATATAAAAAGAACATGGAAAGTTCAGGGCATGTATTGGACGACGAACTTCCTCCTATTAATGTCACTATCTCTATGGCAAACGAATATGGTGACAAATCACACCTGGCCCTATACGGAGTAACCTTCGTCAACGAAGGTCAGGTAATGAGCATTAATGACATATATACGGAAAATACATTTCAGTTTTATGCGAAAGATGTCGATTATCTAAAATCTGAAAGAGACAAAAACGACAAGGGGTTCGTAAGAGAAGAAGATTTAACGAGCAGAATAAACGACCTAAATGATCCGGGTGATTCTCCTATAGACTCTCCCACCCTTCCTGAGAATGAAACTGAGCAAGGTGGCGGCGCAGAAGCCCCTGTTTTGCCAGCAATCGACCCTGAAAACATATACGATAATAATATAGGAGATAATCGGGAAGAGGCTATTAATAAAGTAAACGAAGTATATGAAAACTTCAAGAAAGATCTTCAAGAAAAATTAGACTCCGGAAAAATAACCAAGAAAGAATATAAGGAGCTAGAGAAGAATGGCAAAAAAGCCTGGAAAAAAAGAAAAAAAGAAATAGATAAATACTTCAAAAAGAAAGAGGATACCCCATGAGACACTGTTCGTGCCCAATTACATTTATACGACAGACGCATGAGGGGCTAACTCTATTCCTCGGAGGATACGACACTGGTTACGATACCCTTGTCTATAATAAAAAGGGAAATGCTACCGATAAGCACGTTATAGAGCTAGAATCAAATACGATAACGATAAATAACTTTCCCCTAGGTAGGGGGTATTACGAATTTTACTTACAGTCATCTACAGAAGCTACTCCAGTATTTACTACCTATATAGCCAGAGAAAAGAGACTGCAGTTAATAGATAAGATCATTTCTTATGTAACTGACTTAACAGATGCTACTACCGTTTTGTCTCTAGCACAAAGAATATATGAAGCTTCCAATTCGATGACAAAGTCTTTGGTCGACTTATATCGTAAAATAAATAAACCACAGCCTGAAGAAATCTCTGATTTGTGTAAAACGATCTCTGCCTTCGAAAGATATGAAAATTCTGCGGCTATTTACATGAATAAAGTAAATATCGGCGGAACAAGGCTTGACTATAAAAAGGGATTTCATATTATTCCGTCAGAGACTATAACTTCTATTAATTTATATAAACTAGAAAACAACAACAGAGTTTTAGTCAGAACATATAAAGAAAATGACAGATTTGACTATCCGTTTAAAGAAGATACTTTTTATTTTATAGACTTACTATCTGATTCAGAGCTCGCAGTAGAACTAATCCATTACGAGCCAGACATTCGCGGAAAAAGCATCATGTGGAACCGCACCGTAAATGAATTAAAGCGTATCGATCGAATAGCAGAAAAAGGATTAGAGTTCTCGACAGGAAACGCATCTGTATCGGAAGAGGATATAGAAAGAATAGTCACCGATAAAAAACTGGAGAATCCGAATGCATTCTTGCCGAGACCTACGGTTAAACAAAGTATGTTCCATGACGGAGTTCTTGAAATCACGATAAGTGATTACGATCTTTTACGCAAGATGGGAAAACCGTTCTATTTATCCGTAAAAGAAATCGACCAAGTCTTCGAAAAAGATTTCGTTAAAAGATACCAAATAGATTCAGAATCGATGACAATAAATTCTGCCGAAGAACTTATTGCAGACGAAGTTGTTTTTTATATCGAAGACGAAAAGCATACTGTCGTCTCAGGAGTAACGCGAATTGATCTAGCAGACGCGATGCATTTCGGAGAAATGAAAGACTATACGACGGCCAAAAACGCGACAGAAATAAGCGAATATATCGAAAGATACCTAGATAAAGCCAAAATCGCAATAGATAATCCAGAGTTATTTAATATTGTATCTGAAATTGTATATTCCGAAGCTTCGGACACGGATACGACGACAGAAGATATTTATCATAATTTACTAATAAAATCCGTAGTGTCCCAACGAATACTTCGCTATTCAAGCAATATGTTATTTTTTACAGCGGCAGAGTGGGCACAGCAAAAAACGATCGACGATAAATTTTACAAGCGCAAACCCGTTTTTATAAATGCCGAAGATACATTTACATTCCCGGCATCAGAAGAAAAATATGTATTAGTAGTAGAGAAGATCTCAGTTAATGATAGCATGAATGCATCGGTGACTAAACAATTCATAGCCTCATCGAAAGATACTATCGCGCAAGTAAATGTCGTTCATGAGGATATGTACGTTATATACGCTATATCGGCAAGGGATTACAGACGTTCCGGTTTTATACTGGTTAACAATATAAATGGCCGCGAATATTTCACGGGACAAATAGAACTGGAGGCGAAGTCTCATGGCTGATGAAGATCGTGAGCTTAATGGCGAGTCTCAGCCAACAGACTTAGACACGTCTAAAAAATGGAAAGATAAAGAACTAGACAAAACGCCTCTTCATGTTCCGTACGTCACATCTTATGCTAGACGCAAAACAAAAGAAGGGATCGTGGAATCAGACTCTGCCACTCTTAAACGATATTATTCTTCGATCGATGCCGAAGTCTATTTCGGAAATGAATACGTGGAAGATATTAGCGATATTAATTGGCAAATCGCACAACAGTCGATTCCTATCTTTGGATATAATTCATACACCGCAGATGAGATTGCTGTCGGCGCTAGACTAATAACTGGAGAGTTCTCGATTAAATTTACAACACCTAATTATTTATTCAAAATTCTCGACGCCGCAAAAGAACAGCAAGTATTTCGCATGGATACGGAATATAAAATTTCTGCGCATGATAGAATAATAGGAGAGCCTCAAGGCGAAACAGATCAGTGGATGAACGAAAAGAATTCGCCGATCGATTCTCTCATAGGAACAAAGAGGCAAGAATTATGGCCGCAAACATTTGATATAGATATCGTATTCGGAAAACCGTATAAAGGGAGAACTAAAGATGTTCACCTATTCTTAACTCAGGTTAGAATACTTACGTGTACGGCAATGGCGGCAACATCAAACCCCGTTCCTATAACGGAATCTTATACTTTCGTGGCTCGAGACATAAAGACCTTAACTTAATAGCATTCTACGAATGGTAATAAATAAAGTGAAGATAATAAACACTTTATTTTACGGAGGATATAAATAATGGCAAAAAAAGAAACCGAAAAGAAAGAACAAGTAATTCCCGGCGATATTACGAGAGCCGAAATCGAAGCATGGAAAGCCCTTCACGGAAAAGTGTATAAGACTATGGCCGGAGAGCAACAGGCTTTTATTTATCGTCCGATAAAAAGACATGAGTATACGAAACTTATGCTAGACACAGAGCTCATACCAGAAGAGGAACCTCTAGCAGAAAAGCGCCTAAAAAGACTGTCCGATAGACAAATCGGAATCTGTATGATTTGCACTCTATGGCCATCTCAAGAAGAGATGGAAAGAATGTTAGAAAACGAAGCCGGCCTGGCTTCTAACCTATCTAACGAAATCATGGACCATTCTGGATTTGACGCGCTAGCTAAAAGCGAAGAGCTTTAATGAATAAGTTTAAAATAACTAAAATCGCGGAAGAAAAACCTGAGCCTGTAGATTATACAGCGTTATATATAGACTTTTGTTCTAAACATCGTAACGTATTCATGGTAGAAATTGACGGCCAGGTTTTTATCTACCGCTCTCTAGGACGCAGTGAATATCGTGAAATTATGGAAGATCGTAGATTCCACGACATCAAAAAAGAAGAACTAATATGTTCTCAATGTATGCTCTATCCTGATCCGGAAACATATGATTGGGAAGATAAAAATGCCGGAGTTCCGACAGAGTTAATGAAGGCAATCTTAACGGATAGTTATCTCGACTCTCTAGACAGAAGAGAGGAACTTCACGGATACTATAGATCTGAAATGTTTGATCTGGATAATCAGATAACGTGTATTATAAACGAAGCATTCCCGAACATAGATATCGAAGAAATTGAGAAGTGGGATGTCGAAAAAACCACGAAATATTTATCGCGAGCAGAATGGAAACTTAGCAATATAAGAGGTCTTCAGATCAACGGAATAGAAGTACAAGAAGAACATGTAGAAGATATCCCGGAGAAGACTAAGACTCTTAGGGGCGGCGAAAAGAAAAATAAACTAACTCCCGATAAGATAAGAGAACGAGAAGAATTTTTAAGAAAGCACCCCGAGTTTGCTAACGGGACAGTCGATGACGTTGCTCATATGCACGAACAAGAAACGGTAGATATAGTTGCCCCTGCCCTAAGACCCGGCTGGGGTTAAGGACATAGGCGGGTGACCATGAGTGACCGAAAAAGATATTAGAGATAAAGAAAGACGCGCCGAACAGCAAAGAGAACGAAGAAAACAAAGATACGAAGAATCTTCGATACTAGACGGCGTATTCTCCGGAGTAACCAAGATGGCAATAGGAGCTGCGGCAGGAATAGGAACCGTAGCCCTAGCGAATCGAACTGGAATAGCCCCTGTTTTAGAACAGGGGCTTACTTTTGGTTCTAGACTTTTAAATCGAGCGGCGACATATTCTTCGAATAAGGCAATCGAAGATTGGACGATAAGAGATTTTCGCCGTCTTAGCAGCGGAATGAAAAACGCATTCCAAGAAGCTAAAGACAGTCTCGGTACTTTTTATATAGATCCACACGATAATAGAACATTATTCGGGACAGTCTCGTCGATACAGTCTCTTATGGGCGATGGGTCGAAGGCAATGAGTCGACAACTTTTTCGCCAGGAAAAAGTAATAAACCCTACGATAGATTGGTATCGACAACATAATGTTTCTAAAAGATTTGACGAAAACACAAATAAACGTATCGAAAACTTTATTCGTGCGATCGCTTCCGCTCCGAGAGACAAAAACGAATTATATTCGGCACAAAAAGCTCTAGGAGCATATGAAGATAGAAACTTAAGAAGAACTACGGACGCTCTCATAAGAAAAGTTCAAGAGTTAGACAAAGATCTCGTAGCTAAAACTAAGTATCGTAGAAGAACCAATGTCGGGATAAGAAACATTGTAGATGTAGCTCTCGATATCGAAAAACTGGAAAAAGAATTCGGAACGATAAGAAAGAAACCCTCCGCATTCGAACAACTACTGCGAGGAGAAAAGGATCGTGCCGTAACTATTCGTGACTTGCTTAGACACAACGGAATGGCCAAAGGAATTGCTTATCACACAGCAAAAGATGGTCAAGACCTAAGACGAGATCCTATTCAGGAGCTAAGAGAAATTGCGGAATATGGAAGAACTCGCTTTAAAGAGAATCCTGACTGGTATGAAAGATTCATGGATCTTACTCCGGACGCTGCCGGATTAAGAATAGCGGGCAACGGACTTATCTATTCTACGGAGGGACGCCGTCAGTTTACCGACAGCTTATTATCGGCGGCGGCGAATACTCTCCCCGGTAAAATTCTTAAAATGAGAGATGTTTCATATTCTCGCGTGGCTCCGAAAGTATTCCGATGGGCAAAAGGTGTGTCCGATCCTGTACTAGCATCTCTCACGAACGAAGAGAAAAATAAGAAATCTAGCCAAGTAGACAGCACGTTAATCCGAGTTTATGACAACTATTATCGTATGTCTAGCAGAGGAGTTTTAGAAGACTTAGGCGATCTCGGAGGAACTCATTTATATAGCGGAAAATTTGGCGCCACTCAGCATCTTATCAAACAGATGAGCGGAGATATTCGTTATAAGCAAAGCGACAATGCTATACTTAGAAAACTAGATCTCTTCCAAGACAGAGATGAATATAGTGGAAAAGGTCCGACAAAATTCATAAAATCTCTTGTAGATAAATACGATGATCCCAACTATATAGGAAACATCATAGATGATCTATCGTCAGATACCATGTCTCAAGCGATCATCGACGCAGAAAAACTAGGAAGAGTAGATTTCGCTCTAGATTATGTAAATAGAGCAAAAGCCCTCCATAGCTTCATGAAAGAAACTACGATAGAGTTTGATCGAGATACCGCGAGAGCTTTAAGCGGAGCAGCAAGCGGACCATCGGAAGACATACTAGAGGCACTGGCGACAAAGACTCCGAAAGAGCTCGAAGACTATCTATTATCTCTCAAGCCGGACGATATTATAAATAAACCCCTGTCCGACCTTGCAAACAAACTAAGAACGAACAGAGAAGAGCTTATACAGACGATCGAAACCGGATACGGACGCGATCGTAAAAACCTCGGATCGTCTTTATTAAATGTCATAGGTACCGGAATAGGGAAAGAAGCTTCTACATATGAAGACACTATTCGTAAAGAACTAAGCAAGGAAGCATTGCTTCGATCCGGGCTAGATGAATCTTCCGGAGCGATGAATTACGACGATATCTTAAATTTAGTCAATTCGGCTAGTTTAACGACTCGACAAAGGACAGAAGTGCGACGCCTAGCGCACTTAGCAACATTCGAGGATAAAACACTTAAAAGATCTCCCGGCGTAAGTGGAGACGGAAACCTAAGCGATAAAGAATTATTCGATCAGGTTTACGACATAAATGTTGCATTATCTAATAACGAAATCCGAGAAACACTTCAGTTAAGCAAAAAAGAACATCTTAACTGGCAAACTACGCATTATAGTGACATAGATGAAATAGGCAATCCGGCAGAATATAATACGTGGTCGACAATAAGAAATTCCGAGACACCACTCGACGTATTATCGTCGTTAAACGACTGGTCAAAATTAAAAGCATCTATTTCTAGATTTGGCGGGCAATTCGCCGCTGGTCGAGATAATATGGGAGAAGTATCAGAAATGACTCTAGCCCCATACTTTATGTTATCTCGACTTTCCGACGAAATGAATATTCTCGGAGTAGGTTTCTCTAAGGACAGCATGGGAAGCACGTTCGATATGATGAAATCGATCGCGCTTAAAAGAATTCTACCCGTAGCTGTCGGATCTACTTATCTAGAGTGGCTAGATGATACCTCAGAAGAAGTCACGGGAATATCGATCGCAGGAGCTGCGGCGCAAGGAATTGCGAATGTAGATCTTGCTGCTAGAAAAACTCTTGATTTTATCGGAATGACAGATTGGCTAAAGGGCGAAAAAGCCCTAAACCCCATTATGCAATACTGGGGAGATCATACCGAATTCATGAGTTACGACGAGCGGAAAGAATGGTATGAATCCGGATACGAACCAGTACGAAAAGGCGCATGGTGGACATTCGGCGGCGTCAACGAAGCTCGTGGCGCGGAGATTTCTTACTGGCAACCTTCATTCGTAAGACGAATTCAGTCAGATTATCTAGACAAAAGTCTTTATGACGGATACTTCGATAAATGGTCGCATAGTCTTCTTCCGACTCCGGCAAACCCACTGTCTCCATTCATAGGACTGGCAGATCCGTACTGGTTAGAAGAAAAACATAAAGACGATCGTCCGTATATGCTCACGGGAGAGATGTTTGCTTCGGGAACTCCGTGGGGTGCAATACTTAATCCTACGGTAGGAGCATTGCTTAAACCCCAAAAAAGTCTCCATGAAATTCCTATTTTAGGATTTAACTATAGAAACATTAACGGCGTAGATCCTATGTCTCTAATGCACGCCATAAACATGGAAATAAAGCAGAAGGCTAGAGATCTTGCTCATATGAACTATGTCAAGGTTGACGGAGATCAGTTTACTCCGGTTAATATTAGCGAATATGAAAATTACGCCGGAGAAAGAAGCGAAGAGCATGCCACATATAAAAACGGCACGGCCGTAGAGAAAACCGAAGGATTCGGAACGAAGAAGGAGCCGACCCAAGAAGAAATTACGGCAGAAGATGTTCGAGCAGCCAAAGAAACCAACATTAACATAGCAAGCCCCGGAGAAATAATAGATTATAAACTTACTGGGGCGAAAAATCCATTCGAGACTCCGGGGGCTATATACAATGATGGTGACGGAGTTAAAATAGTTCCGACAGCAGAAAAGCTCGCCGAACAAAGGCATGAGGCCAGAGAATTAAAACTTGAAGACGAGCTAGAGATAGAAAAACTTCTTTACGGCGATGAAGACGGCATAAGATCCGCAATCGTAGGATTGATTAAGAAATATAATCCTATAAAAACGATAGGCGAATTAAATGAAGGAGTTAAAGAAAAAGCTAAAAAGAAGAGATCTGCTGGAACATCTGATGAATATGAGTCTGAAGATGGAATTGTTCAAGCACAAAAACTCAAGCATTTTAAACCGTCAAATTCGATGGAGCTTCTTAATGATGCTGACACAGTATCAGAAATGGTTAATGCCGGAAAAGGATCCGACATGGTTCGAGATGCTGCTATCTCCTGGCGTCTCGTAAGCGGTATTTACGGCTATGCCTTCGGCGCCGCAACAGGCTTCGGCGTAGACGATAAAAAAGTTATCGCTACGGGGGCAGATATGACCTCGTTTAGTAGAACCTTCTGGGATTCCAACGTAGGCGGAGCCGGCGGCGGAGTAATGGAAATTGCTCGCCGTTTTATCCCCGACTTCAGAAGAGGAACACGAATTAATCCTCTCATGAACGAAATGCCAGATTGGATTCCTGAAAGACTAAAAACGGGGGATCCTTACGCGCTTGTGCCGAAGGGGGAAATGAGGCTCCCAGGAAAGGGGTATGAAGCTCTAAATGAGCTACATCCTGACCAGTACGGCTATTATGGCGCCTTCGATCGTATGAAAATATTAGCGGACGTAGCCCCTTTTTCTCCTGAATATAGACTATGGAGAGACATTGCTAAAAAGACCGTCACCGATCCTGAGCTCATAGAAGAAATGGAAGAGATTCGAGAACGAGTTAATCAGCAGGGTAAGAAACATGACTTCTATGATTACAAGGTCGTCGGGCGCGGTCTTGAATATAAAAACGTAGTAGTGTCAGACATTCTCGACTACGGAAAATTCAAATCCGGTAATACGACATATAAAATTGCAGGCGCCTCTATTCGTGCAAACGAAGCAGAAACAATGAAAGATGTCCTCGGAAGATATATTCATGTAGGACAAGAAATCACGATTGCTGTTGACGAAGATGAATATTCTGGAAAAAATAAGGACACCGTCGGAAGCGTTAATGCCGCAGTCTTTATCGAAGGGCAAAATATAGGTCTAGAGATGATAGAGCAAGGCGACGCTACGGTTAGAAAAGGAGATACTTCATCTGCAGCTCTCCTAGCAAACTATGGACCAGTACAAAAAGGTATCGCTTATATGTCGGAACTATTTGCTCATGCAGACGTACCTTGGCTGTCAGACCAGTTTTTAAGAGTAAGATCTCCGATTGAATCTTATAAAGCAGAACAGGTTTACGGAACACCGTATCAATCGTGGGAACATCCGATAAGCTCATTCTTAATGCCGGCAGTCGAAAGAGCTGTCCATGATAGGTCTGCTTTTACTCCGCTAATAGGCACCGCCGCTCGTGCTATCGATGATATCCCAGGGTTAACTCCAGGCATGAATCACTTTACTAAGGCGGCTTGGCTATTAAATGATCGTGGCGCATTTATCGGCTTCGCATTAGCAAATCTGGTCAATCCAGGAAATAAAATGGCAATGCAATGGGCTCGTCACGGTAGCGCAATCGCGACGGCAGGTCACTTTTTGACCGGAGGGAATAGTTATTTTGACGAAATTACATCCGGAGGGCAAATCGGATATGAGGTCGGAAGATTACTAGAAAAGAATCGAGGAAAGGCTGCCGCGATAGGAGCGACAATAGGAATGGCCTATCGAACTCTATTCGGAGACGAAAGCGATTGGATTCCCGACAGGACTAAAGAAAAATGGGAAATGCAGGATTATTTCGATCGCTTAACATATATTAAATATATGGGACTTTATCGTAGAGCTGCAGAGCTTGCCGAAGAAGAGGAAGGCGTCGATGTCGAAGACCTTCTCGAGAGAAGAGAAAAGCTCGCATTCGAAAACTCTAAGGCGATCGACAAATTTAAACGTCTTAAGAAAAAGCTTCGTCGTAAAGAATTCTACGGAGAGCCGTCAGAAGAAATGGTAGATGTTCTAAATGAAAAAATAGAATATCTAGAAAATGATAATATGGCGATGGTTCTCGGTGATTTATCCGGAATTATGTCGTTCTTCGATCGTAAAATAAGAACCCTCGATAGAGAGAATACAATGGTAGAAGTCGGAGAATGGACTAGAACAGCCTTGCTGTATAAACAAGCTGCCGATTCTACCATGTATGGATTAAAAGACAATTCTTCGTGGTCGCAAATCGTAACTGCTCTTCCTACAAACGACAGAGAGTATTTCATGGAATTTGTCAAAGTCACGAATCCAGAAAGAAGAGAAGAAATTCTCAGATACGCTTCTCCTGCTTTAAAAAGAGCTCTAGCATTAGCATGGGGCAAAAAGCCAGAGAAGCAAGAATCTAACGAAGACTTCTTCAAGAAACACGAATTACCAAAAGCAAACTGGGCCGGATGGGCGCCACAGTACGACCTAAAAGACATCGAAGTTAAAACGATAGAAAACGAAGGAATGATGCTGGCAGACTTTGGATACTATGACTCCCAATTAAGAGATCCGAAAGTTCAAGACGCTCCGACAACAAATTATTCCGGAACGGATGAAGAACATAACGAATTAGCTGTCAAGAAAAACTTGCAAAAGATACTTTACGGATCTGGACTTAAAGATGTGGACATATCTGTTCAGCCTGGGCCATCCGGAGGAGTTACTTCTATAATAGCAATCGTTAAGACAATGCTAGGATTCGGAGAAACTCAAGAAAGGGTAAACGAAAGTTTATCTATGCAAGCCAGCATGTAAGAGCATACCCTCGGTTATACCGGGGGTTTTTCTTATTTTAAAACGGTAATCTATAATTAGAAGAATAATCGTCAGAGAAAATAGGTGTCCGAATGGATAAAATTGTAGATAGCAAATTTAGAGCAAGAATCGCGGTAAATGCCGAAAGAAAAAACTTTATGTCGAGACAGAAGATGAGCGATCCAATTATCAAAGAGCATAAGATTGCTCCGCTCATGGCGGCCCGAACACCAGATGTAATAGATGGTGCGCACATCGGGCTTATTAAAGCTGCGATTCGTGCACCATTTTCTAACGAGCCCATAGTATCTGAAGCAGCTATCGCAAGTTTCCAGAATGCGAAGGTAAAAGACTTTAACGACGCCTTTTTATACGGAAATAATTTAAACCGCTATATCCGTCATCAGTATACAGGAAACGGTGTCGGACAAAATGTGTCGGAAGCAAGAGATGCTTTATTCAATATAATTAACAAAGACGGCAGATTTGTCGGATTCGATCTAGAAACATTTGGGCCCAGAACAGATGGATTCGGCCGAAATATAGGACCGATAATCACTGAATTTTCTTTTGCCGAAATGGTCGGAGAAATTGGATCCGGCAAAAATCCAGAAATATTAAAAGAATACGGCTCTATTATAGGTATAGAAGAAAAAGAATATAAAGAGCTTAAGGGCCTTATTCAAAGATACACGAGCAATCAAAAAGTAACCGACGCAGAAATGGTTACCCTCGAACGCCTTGCTCTTATGGGAAATAGTAAAACTACTATAGACTGGAATAAATGGGAGAATGACGGTCGAGGAATATTCAGATATTCATCTTTCGCAGAAAAGCATGAAATAGGCTTTACCAAAAAAGAAATGCTTAAAGGTCTTGACGATCTATATAAAATCGGAAAGATTCAAGAAGCTACGAAATCTATAAGCGGAATGTATGGATGGGAAGAGGATCTTTATTCTGCTTTAGAAAATATCGTTAAGAACGACCTGACCGCCGTGGCTCATAACGGCAGAGGGTTCGACGATAAAAGCCTGAATCTCCTAATGAATAGCGGAAGAGTCAGCAACGAGATGAGATCTCGTATCGAAAGACTTTTTGAAGGCCGAGGTCTATCGTTTAAGCACGAGCTCGATCCTCTTGCACTAATGAGAGGACAGGTCGAAGATAGACAAGAACTTCTATATAATCTAGTAGGAAAAGACGACAAAAAGCTAGCCGAACTAAATGAATTCATGCGCAAGAATGGAAAGTCTCAACTTACACAAGAAGTCTTTATGGAAGCTGTTCGTCTAAATCGCAGCGGAACTCGCATCCAAGAAGCTGCTCACGTAGCCGCAAGCGACGTATTCGGCGTCGGAACGATGATTATGCAGAGCATTTTCGATCCGAGAAATCCGTCTTCACTCGCCACCATTAATCCGGGTATAGCATCTAGAATCTTTTCGGCTTCTAGTGACGAAGTTTTTTATGCCGCATCTTCTATAAACGCAAACGAGTCCGGGCTCTTTACCTTGGTTAGAGATCCTATGACCGGGCAATATAGAACGTCGGATGGAATATCTATCGGCAATAATGGGACTACTATCGAATCTTTTCCGCAAACTGGGATAAAGCGTCGTGCAATGTATGTCCCGACCGGTATCGGAGAAATTAAAAGAGGCTCTAGTGCGTACAACGCGATCATCGGCGCGCATAAAGATCTGGATAACGGATCTCTTATGTATGTACGACTTAATCCCTTATCTGAATCTGAAGCCATAGGTGCAAATTCAGAAACAATTCTTGTCGGGCCAGAAGCAGAGATAAAAAAGAAGCTTGACCAGACGTTCGTACATGTCGGCAAAATGAATGACAACGGAGAGTTCGAACTAAAGAACTTAACCGAAAAAGAGAAATCTCTATTCCAGAGAATAACCGTACACGAAGATGGAAAAGTCGCCATAACAGATCCTACCGCTAAAGATCTTATGGCAGAAAGCACATTTGCTTTCGATAATGATGCGCCGGCAAGATCTGCCCGCGATCATTCTATCACTAAAGACATACGAGCTCTTTATTATATCAAAGACATGGACGCATATGCAGAGCAACAAATTGCAGAGCATTATACGCACGATTCTCGAGGCAAACTAAAATCCAAGTCGGACGGAACCGTTCACGACACAAAAACAGTTAGAGAATTATTCCGCAGACAATTTAGAGATAGTCTTTACAGGAGAACCGAATCCCTAGCAAAAGAGCGCCATCTCGGTTCTGGCGCACAAATCACGGCAGAAAAAGCGAAGGGTACATTCTTTGAGTACGTAGGTTGGAAGCCACTTGGCGGAGAATACACCGCATATTCAAATTCTGTCTCTAATTTAATAGGTCTCGAAAATTACGTTCGTAGTAACCAAGAGATGATTGAACAGGCGATAGAATTTGCCGAGAAGAAAAGTGGAAAAGATCGCGGCAAATATGATCCACTACTCGAAGCTTATTACCATGCGGCGAGAAATGCTCTCGAGACAGAAGCTCTTTCGATTAAAAACCCGAATCCTGCAAGCTCTTCATCTATCAATAAAGTCCCCGTAGGATTTAACAACCGTGGCCGCCTCGGGATAGAGATGCAAAACATCTTCGAGGTAGACGTTAACGGATTCCGTACGAAAAATAAACCGGGCGGAAATATCGTTCGTTTTAATCTCGGTGCTTCTGGCATGTCTATCGCCAAAAGCGTTTATCGAGCAATGGGATATGCACCGGAAACGATAGACGATATTAAGCCAGAAACTAAAGTCAATATGCTCGGGAGCTTCCAGTCTTTCTTGGAGAGAACTCTAGGCGTCCCTCCTGAAAGACTAAGAATAACCTCGAAAGATTCCGTAGATTCGGCCGGAACGAAAATTATTTCGATGATGCAAAATGAACGATCGAAATATCCTACGGCCGGATGGTTGTCTCCTACTTCTCAACATGACGTTACGCATGGACTAAGTAATCACGGTATGTCTTCGGAGAGAGTCTCTAAAGTATTAAGCGAACTTAGCTCGTCTCTAGAGATAGTAAAAAATCCGTTAGGTGTATCCGTAAATAAAGCAGGACAAGTTACTTACGACAAAGCAAAGGTCGGAACATTATTCGACGATATAGCTACGAGAATTAACGACAATATTTTGTTCGACGGAATAACCCAAGATCACGATAAGTTCATCGAACAAATGAAAAAGAGTGGCTATTCCGAGAGAGATGCCGAAACACTCTTTCAATCTCAAAAGGTTAAACGAGCAGAATCCAAAGCTTTAGTTCTTGATGTCGTAAGTAAGATATACGCTAACGGCGGAATGGTCGGATACTCCGAAAAGGATAAAAAAGTTTTCATGTTTGAAACCTCGTCTAAATATAAATCGGGCGAGATGAAAGAACTATATCTTCCGAGACAGACTTTCGAAGATGGTGCTTTTTATACTAGAATCGGAGAACGACAGACACGACATATCGACCCGCTCGTACTCACTCCATTCGGGCAAGATGGAGATCAAAGATTCCGACTAACGTCTACGATCGGAAAAGCCAGATCACAATTTGGATACTACGGGAAAATTATCTATGATAAGGCTCAGGAAGGTAATCTCGGAGAAGGTATAGATCTTTATCTAAAAAAGATAAATTCCCTATTCCAGTCTAAGGCGACCATACTAACCGGCGACCAACAAGATAAAGTCATGGCAAATGTCTTTGACTTTAATGACATCACGAAGATGATGGGCGCTATTTCGCGTTCTGAATCTCTGCAGCAAGTTGCTAAAGGTGCCGGAATTGCCCAACAAGTTCTGGCAGACATGGCCGCAAATTCCGGTAAGTATACGGAAAAAGCGTTCTCGGATCTTGCATACCATGAAGCAGCGGCCGTAAGACAATACGTAGAAACATTCGGAAAAATAGTTTCTCATAGTCTAACCGGAGAACAGAAAGAACTATTCGATAGAATACTTCCCGCTATATCTCGCGGCATAAACCATGCAGATAAAGGATACGTCCAAGGTCTTCTCGACACGGGAAATGCTCTCGAAGGACTACATGCTAACCAGACAGGTATCGAATCTAAGCTAAAAAGATCCGCCTTATTCGACATGACCACAGGGGAATTTGAAGCCCTTAGAAGTCAAGGAATGAGAGGCGGCGCAGCGCTTCGTTCGACGTTCGAAGAAGCTCGTATAACCGGAGCATCTGCGGCTCTAGACAGAACGTTAGAAGATACTCTTGTCGGAAATAAACTCTCCGCGACGACAGAAGATTGGAGAGAGATCGTTCGAGAAGGAACGAAACGTGGCCACTTTAAAGGCTATACCGCAAAGTTACTCTCTTCAGCGATAACAGACGAAGGCGCGGCTCTAGTCACTTCTTATGTAGCAGACGCAGCATTAAATCATAGATTCTATGAACAGCATGTGCGCGTAAGTGACGTGGGTTTAGCCAGCGATCCGAAAGGCAGGGCGCGTGGTTACGATCGACTGCTAGACGGCCCTATGGGCGACGCTATGGCATACATGGGGTTTGAAAAAGACGCCAGCGGAAAAATTACGGGAGTAAAATACGAATCGAATAATGGAGCGTTTGTCCGAAAAGGAGAAGCGTTATTCGATAAGTTCTCTTCATTTGGCGGTGAAACAGAATTAGTAACGGCGAAGCAGACCGGATTCCTAAGAACTGGGGTATTTAGGGGCGGCGTTAAGTTAACCGATTCGGAGGTAGCTGATTTTCTCGGATCGGAAGAACACCTTAAAAGAATTAATTCTGCAGAGAATCCTTACGTAGAAGCATATAAAATACTCCAGAACGAAAAAGAGCTTCGCCATGATTTTTACGTAGATGAATTAAGCATAGCAGGAAACTCAAAGTTCTCTGATATGAGCGAGAAAAATCAGGGGCGCGTCATTATCGCCGGTCTCGGTAAAAAAGACAAGGCCGTCGCGAAGGCATTAACCAAGTTTAAGGCGACAGAATTAATCGGCATGGAAGTAACGCCCGACTTTGTCCGAGAGTTGATGGAATACGACAAGACGCAAAAAGCGATAACGAAGACTAAGTTAGGTCTAGTTGTCAATGCTATGCGTGAAGCAAGAAAGGTAACAAAGCTATCTGACAACGAAATGCTAGAAATAATCCAGAAAAGTGGATTTAGTAGCGTTTCTGAGTTCGGCCAATCTCTCTATACTGAACGACATTCTGCAACGGATGAAATGCATGCAGGATTCAGGGCAATGGGAATTCTCGGAAGAGACGAACACATTGCTGCAGTCACTAACAATTTTGCTGGACAGCGAAAGCACCTTGATCCGACCGTCGTCAAATCTCTGATTCTTCAGATGGAAAAAAGCGGTTCGTCTCCGCAACAAATAGCAGACGAACTTAAAGGTATTCTACCGGGAATAGAAGTTCGTAATGGAAACCTTATCTATAATGGCGGATCCCAAATAAATTATGGAGAACTTAAAAAGATAACCGATCGTTACGGACTAATTCATAAATTAAAAGGTAGAGATGGCAACGACATACTAAATTCAAATGGAGAAGCAGTTCAGTATGAAATAGCCAGAACCGAAATTCGTCAGCTACAAAACCTAGATGAAGCTCGCGTTTCAGATGATGGTACTCATATAGTACGAGCAGACGAACGTGTATTAAATAACTTAATCGCTCACAAATATGACCAAGCATATTTAGACACGGCTGAGAAAAAGCTCAAAGGAGTGATGGGCGAAGAACTAGGTGGCACCCTATACGATTCACTCATAAAAGGACGAAAGACCGGGGAAATTCTAAACGAATCCCTAGCCGAAAAAATAAAATCCGGAATATTTGCCACGTCCGGAGAAGGGCGCATTTACGACCCGTTTAACAGCGATTTTACTACTACCGAGTATAGAGAATCCATACAAAAGTTAAGAGATCGCGGATTGTCTACAAATCAAATAAATTCTATAGTAAGGTCTATGGTAGATAACGGTGCCGAGAAAATAACTTGGGACAAAGTCTCTGAATTTAACTCTGCAATATCATTCGGTATGGCACACTCCTTTAATGCGAATTTGCAAACCGGTAAGAAACATACCCTGGAAGAGATGAAGCGAGCCGGCTTTAGCGTAGTCGGAATAGACGATTTAAGCAAAGACGCTATTGCTGCACTAAAAACCGGAGACGAAGCTGGATTCGAAAAGTTCTCGGATATGATGAGCGGAAAAAGCTTTGTCATAGACATGTACTCAAAAGACCTCGAGTTAAAAGGTGCTCCTCAAATTTATACGGATCCTAACAACCGTTATCTGGCTATACCGTTTCAAGAAATCGGCCGTGAAAATCCTGACGGATCATCTACCCCTAGCCGAGTTAATAGCAGGGTAGCTTCATTAGTTCGCAGATTTGATAATTACCTAAATACGTATACCCAATTATCTGAGTCTCCTGACGCACAAGTTCAGAATAGAATACGTGCGACAGAGTCTATGGAAGATATACGTTCAGAAATATCCGCAGAGCTTACAGACAAAAAAGGACGAGCCAAGAAGGCTGCAACGGCAAGAATTGCCGATGGTGTAGGACACCTTACGGCGCAAGGGCATACGTTCCTAGGGAATAAGCTAGCAAGAGATGCCGCCGGAAATATAATAGATACAGGAGAAAGCTTAGACGGAGCCTTCGGTAAGTTTAAGCTTTTCGGAAAATCAATTTCTGAACTCGCTACGAGAAATCGCCTTATCGACATGGGAACTATTTCCGGCGATAAATTTGAACTAGGATATTCTATCTTAGGAAAAGAAGTCCAGAAAGCCTGGTACAACAAAGATCTATTCTCTACAATTGCCGGCGGAGATTCTGAAATAGCTAAATTACTAGAAGAAAATGTCGGAAAGTATCTCGAAAGTGGCGGGGCAACATTTACCGGAGTCATGCGTCAGCCAGCACAGAGAAACAGATCTACGGGCGCAATGGCTACGTATTTCAGCGATGCCGTCGGAAACGACCAGATCACGATGTCTATTCGAGAAATGCTCCAAAAGAAAGGCGACTTTGACTCGGATAAGCTCGCCGCAATGATGCTCAAGAGTAAGGCAACGATAGAATTCGAAGGCGGTAAAGTAGTTAATACGGATCGTCTCGACTATGCTACATATCAAGTACTGCAGCAAATGGAAGGCGTAAGCGTCAAACTTCATGACAACACATTTAAAGATGCGCAGTCTGAAGTCATTGCGGCGGCACTTGATTATAACGTAAAAGTTGACCCTCGCAATCCAGCACTAAAAGGCGGATCACTAGATGTAGAACATCTCTTAGAGAAATCGACGTGGGACGGAGAGCACTCAATCGACTTTCGTCGCTCGTATTCGCACGACGATATTCAAAGAGAGCGTGCTAATTGGGAAGCTCTCAAAAAAGAGTTCGCTCCACTAGCCGGAGAGATGAAAGAAGATTCTCGAGAGTACCTGTCGGCGATGTCTAAGTATGCGGACACTTTAGGCGATGAAGCTGCGGCAACAAAAGAAACCATGCACTTCCACGCATGGGATAAGGCGTATACTTCTATACGTAACGCCGAAATTTCTAAGCAAGCCGCAGGTATCCTAAACGATGTCGAATACACCTGGCAACAAATGACATCTCATGCTAAGCACCTAACCCCGCAACAATCTGGACTGATAATGAGCGGAATCGCTGCGGCGCAGGAAGCTACACTAACTGGTAAAAGTGAAACCGGCGAAACCGATATTCTTCGCGTACAGAAGATGAAAGAAGTTCGCGATGAAGCATATCGAGCTATGAGAAGCAATATAGGGCGAGAAGAAGCCGCAGAAAAAACTACGGCATTCTATCGTCAGCTATTTGCAGATAGAGCTCAGAAAGAGTTCTCGATGCAGCCTGGATGGAACTGGGGAAGAGGAAGTCAAGATGACTGGTGGCTAAGTATCGGCGGCGAGAAGATAGAAGAAGATATTATCGCTAAGAATGCCGGTAGGTCTGCAGACGAGATAAACAATATAATTATCGCCGAACAAGCGGCGCAACTACAAGGTCATGTCGTTAGAACTACAAATCTCAAGGGTGTTTCTATTAAGGGCTTAAAGCTCGGTGTATCTGCTTCCGGATTTGGTCCAGACACCGAACTAACAATGCTGTCAGGCACATCAGAAGAAAGCTTAATGGCAAAGTCCGATGAGATAATGAATCAAGCCGCCAGAAATATGGGGCTAGATACAGAAATCATTAGAGAAACTGCGGCTCCTGCCGAGTCGAAAGCGGCGGAGATCGCGAGAGAATCCTCTGCGGCCAGATCCGCTACGAGATCTATGGCATCGTCTGTTCCGGGTGTAAGCTCTGCAGTAGTAGCTCCTATGCTCGGGGTCGGCGCCAAAAAAGCGCTCGGGTCTATCAGCAAGATTGGTGGATTCGGCGCAATAGGTGTCGGCATTGCAGCCGGAATATTGACCTCTGGTTATGTGTCCGGACCTACAGTAAAGACAGAACCTCATCCGGCACAAAATCATGCGGAAGATGCGTACGCAGATGAGAAGGCTATGCAGCCAAGCTTATCTGATAGCAGCATTGCGGCAACCGGACAATCTCAGTCTAGCTATGTTATAAACATAAATGCATCTTCCCAAAAAGATAGAAATGATGCGGTCGAAGCAATTAAAAACGCGGCGGCCGGAGTAACACCAAGAAACGGTAACGTAAATATATCGATAAACACGCAACGAGACTCATTAAACCAAATAAGTATAAACAGAATGGTATCAAATGCCTTCTTGGGAATGTAAAACAATTAAAAAGACCGCTATATTAAGCGGTCTTTTTAATTGAATTATATACCTAGATATGCTATAATGCAATAAAAGTAGTTTCTACAAGATATAAAATAGGTAATGTAAAATTAGTAGAAAAATAACGAAAGATAGGATGTGCCTCACTTGGGGATTTTTGATAAAGATATTCCGGAAAATATAAAAGACGATCCGAGAGGAAGTCAAGGAGATCGCTTTGCTATCCCTAAAGGGTATGACGTAGATAAAGACTCTTCATATCAGGGACATTATGACTTTAATCCTGATGCATATACTATCCCTGAATCTACATTCTCGACCCCCGAGATGAGCGATTTTTACCTAGGTGCAATAGACGATGTCTATCTAAAGAAACTTCATGAACTGGTTACAGGAGAAAAACCTCTCGACGGAAGAGAAGCTGCTTTTTATACGGAGAAGCCGATTCACGATAAGCTAGGATTTAATGATAATTCGGCATTCGTTAAAGTGAAAATAGATAACCTAGACGGAGACTGGATGGACGGAGGAACAATTCGCGCCAAAATATCTTCTATCGAAGGAGGCTCTGGCGAAGAATCCAGTAAGATCGTTTCTGAATTTTCTTCAGAAAACAATCCGTATGGTCCGATAACAAAAGACGATTGTATTTACTTTTCTTTATACGGAATAAAATCGGCTACTCCAAATAAGTGGGCAAACGAAGAAAGCGTTCCGAGAGTATCCGTAGACTATAAGGCTATTCCGATAGAAGAAATTAAAACAGATCCTAGATACATATACGACGAAGATAACGTTTCTAACGGGCTAGCTAATTTTGTTCGTCTCGGTCAAAGATGGCATCAAATGAGAATATTGTCCGTAACCGACGGAACTATAACATTTGATTGGCTCGTCGCAAAAAAGACCGGAAACAAAAACGAATGGTTCTCGGCTCAACAATGTTTAAAAGATACGATAGATAAAGGCAACGGAGAAGTTTATCTACAGATAGACAGACTAGCCGGAACTAATGCATCTAGTAGTATATTTGAGAACATTACGGAAGACAAAGAAGCTCGCGAAAGACTTCGCGACTGGTCCTGCGGAAAAACCTCTGGCACGCGAAATGGATACTGTCTAGCAAAGCAAGATGCATCAGCAAGACGCTCCGGAGTAGCATACGTAAAGATAGACGGAAAATGGATTAATTTAGCAAAAGTCTCTTTAACGAAGAAAAACGTAACTCTCGATAATAACTTCAATGGAGACGGTAGCAAAGACTTCCCACAGAACTATGACATAGATTCATACATATATGCAGATGCGTTTTTCAAAGTCGTCGACGAAATAGACGATAGAAAAAAGATACAACAAAAAATCTTTGGGTCTAGCTGGAACGCGTTACATGACTGGACCGTAACGCTGGGCGATACAACTCTCATGATACCTCCGACGTCGATTACGGTAACAACTGAGGTAGAAGAAGAAAGAGCTCCTATTCTCAGAGCAAAAGGATCTATGCCGAAAAGCGGCAGAAGAGATCTCAGAAAAATTATGCTCGAGATAACATTTGCCGGAGAAATTGCAATAAACGGCTATAGATATGAGACAGAAGCCCCTAATGGCCAAAAGTTTATATATTCACTTAACGGACTTCGCGCGCTTGTTTCTCAGTTTAAACACACCCCTTTTCTTCCGATAGAGAATAAATATCTAAACGATACCCTAGGCATCTACGCAATAACATTTGACTCTATCTGGTTCTCATGCACCGATCATGATATGCCGAAATATTTAGAGGCTAAAATCATGATGACCGAATTCGACTACTCTGTATATATGCCTCAGTTAACTACTATGTGCTGCCAAAACGGAGTAGAAAGAAACTGGTTCTCAACGGCATTTAACTGGCCCGTTATGCGATACTACTATCAGAAGTCCCTGATGAAAGGCGACGAATTAAGTATCGCGTTGGACAAAATAACAAAAAGAGATGCCACCGGAGAAGTCATAGATAGCGGAGTCAATAATCCTGAATACATAAAAAAATCGATTCTCGGAGTAACCGGCCTACAACCTATGCAATTTAAGACGAGTCGTATGAAATTTTATATAGCCGATGACGACTATCTTAACGAGATGCTCAAGAACAAAAGAAAACTTAGGGCTGCTAGAATGTATTCCTCTGTCCTTACCCCCCAACATGAACAGGCGACAGAAGAAGTAGCGAAATCGGTCGGAAAATTATACGAAAAAATTCTTTCTCCTGAATTCCAAGCATCCTTAAGCAAAATTAATAATATGGGTATCCTTGGCTTCGAAGAAAGTGTATTATCTTCAAAGATAAAGGCATATTCTGGAGCCATCTTTAATTCTGGAATATATTTTTCTAAAGGCGACGCTCCGGATAAAACAATAGATGCAAACAAAGTATTAAATGAATGCCTAGGTTCCATGCTCGAAGAGGCAAAGAGTATCTCCGGTATTACTAAGGCAAGGTTCGTAACCGTCGCAAAGGTCGGAGAAGAAAATAGGCTTCGTATCGGAATAGAAGTTTTCTATAACAACAAGATGCTTCCATTCGGAGAAGGTATCGAAGAGTATGCGAATGCGGTTGCTCCGTATGTAGGAGAAAAACCAAAGTCATTCTATCGCAACGGAAGAATCTTTATACCGCTAGTCGTAGAGCTAGGCGAAAGCAAGGATGGGTTTCATAAGGGCCTCGGTCCACTTAAGTTGGACGAAGATGCCGCAGACGTAAAGTTCTTAAAATACTGTATCGAAGAGAAGAAAAAAGACAAGTCTATGGATCCGAACAACCCGGCCAAGGACGGTGCGGATTCAAACGGAAACGGCTTTACTAACTGGAAGAAGGCAGATATGTTAGCCCAGTTAGATATGCTAAAATTTGTTCCGTACAACGTAGGAGATTTCGTCGTCAAAAACTTCTCCGTAAATCTAACTAACAGAAAAAGCCGTATAAACATTCAGGAGATATCCGGATCTGCTCCTCAGTATCTCGGAGGAGAAGATGTCGAATTCGATATCGAAATTATAACTACGAATAAAGATACTGTCGCGGCCATATCCGAAGCCCCTAAAAGAATAGCCGCATTAATGAGAAGATACCGAGAGGTTATTCCGGCGTGTCCATTTAAAGTAGATTCTGAATTTACTCGATTCCTAGGAGTTAGCGAAGTCAATATTTCTAATGTTCTAATAGAAACGATTCCTTCGCAGCCGGGAGTGTTCTCCGTTAAGTTTCAAATGATTTCGGCCGATAGAACTCTCCGTAATAGAGAAGCTCTCGAAATAATAGAATCTGAAAATGACGGGAAGTTGTTCGATCCAAATACCGCGAAGCAAAATATCAGAAGTTATTTCGATCTCGGAGAAACTATATCCAAGGCAGAGCTATATCCCGATCTAGAACTTCCTAGATTAGATGAGATGGCACAGCTAGGATGGAACTTCGTAAGATACAAGTTTCAAGATTCTCGTGTATACGTAGATCCTGACTTCTATTTTGTATATCTAGCCCAATTGTCGTCTCAAATGATCCGAGACATGGTACTAAACTCCATGGAGAACGGAGTAGACGGAAGAGGAACATTTAAAGACAAGCTCGGCGCGCAAATGGATATTGTCCCGAAACGCTTTAGCGGATTTTCTACGGAAGATCACAATCCACAACTAAGAGCTCAGCTAAATGCCGTTAATGATATTCAGAATTCAAAATTTAGTCTAAATGCTAAGAAAACTTCGGAAAACTTAAAGAAGAACGAAGAAGAAATTATAGTAGAGGACTATGAAGGCTGGGATATCTGCAACGATATTAAAGCGATGTTTCTCGAAAAGCGATATAAAAAAGAATATGATTCTTATGTCGCTAGAGAAAAAACCGAAACGTCGGATGACTTTATAGATTCGGACTCAAGAAGCGAAGATTACGGAAAAAGATCTGACGAAGAGGTTCGTACCGAAGGTAAATGGATTTACAATAAAATGGAAGACGCCAGAACGGCATCTCAGAAAATTGAAAAGTATCTTAGATATACACCAATCATCCAAGATACTCCCAATAGAAATCCAATTCGAGACGGATTCATAAGCACGAAGAAGAGCAATATGAATCCGGAAAAATATTATGCCGAAATTAAGCATGAGATTTTTCAGGCCGTAGGTACATTCTTCCACGATAAAGACATTCGTGAAATTTTCGAGCTACTTAATTTTGAAATATCTCCTTCTTTTGTTATGGTGGCTCGAGAAATGGTCTTTGCCGCCGCATGTGCCGCAACTGCAGAAAAAGAGTTCTCTAACAAGAGAAAGTCTACCGACTGGATGCCTGCGCCAGATTTTGTGGGTGTGGGTCTCAGCGGAGGAATCCAAGACGCCACCGGCGCAAATGTAATAGCCGACCCAGAAAAAGCTATTAAAAATGCTACCGAGTTCGGTATCTTCAAAATACGCCAGTATTCCAGAAAGGACTTTATCGCGGTAACCGGAGAAGCTCCGTTTGATCCGTGGGGCAAAGAAAGCCCCGGAATAAACGAGTCGACATGGTTGCTAGACAGATGTTATCGTTATGACCCGATAGAAACAATAGAAAAATACAAAAGAGGATGTATAAATGACACTAGATTCTGCACACATGCATTCCTCAGAAATTGCTTATACTGGCTAAAAGTTCTCGTAGACAAGCAAGCAATCCCGTCCGTTAATGCAGACATACTTCGTCAAACGATAAACACAGAAGAAGAGATTCAAAGAAAAGAAAAAGATCTCGGAGTCGAAGACAAGAAAAAGAATTCGGCATTAAGAGATAATATAAAGTTCTTCGGGTCTAGCTCATATTCTCTAGATGCAGGTAAATTATGGGCGGCTATATGTCTCGCCGGTTCCGATGGCAATAAAATGCTCTTGTCTAAAATCGTAGACAGAGACTATAGAGCGCTTAACGAATACGCGAACGCGGTTACCGTTCCGAAAACATCGATATCTGTCGACGATAAGGTCTCTCTAATGATGAGAAAGATGGAACTAGCTCTCGTAGGATTACGGCGCATAAGAGATAAAGATGCCTTCGGAGTTAAACAAGAAGACGTAGCAGTAATGCATGCTCGCGACACGATGGCTAAAAAGTATATAGAAGCCGCCGAAGACCCAAAACAATATTTAGTTCATTCATGCCATGATATGATTGTTCACGACGCTCGCGGAAGAATGCTTCGCGCCTTTCCTACTTACTATATGTTATTCGTAGACGAAGGAAGAGAAGTCGGAAGTTGGAGACTTCACGACAACTTCTACAACTCTATGTCTATAATGGAATTTACGGTCGTAAAAGACCGTAAAAACCCGGCAGATACGGCAAACATAGTAATGAGTAACCTCTATCAAGCATACTCGACGGAAGAAGAAGATCTTGCGAAAACAAAAGATGGAAGCTGGGGAGATGCTTTTAACTCTATTTTTAGCCCGGATGAATACGCTAAAGACCTAGAAGAAAGACGGAGAGGTGCTCCGACCAACGAAAATATTAGGCTTCGACCCGGAGCAAGGATCCACCTAAGAGCCGGATACGGTTCAAATGCTTCTATGTTGCCGGTTATATTTAACGGAGTAATCGCAGAAGTAACGGCAGAAGACATGGTGGAAATCGTAGCCCAGGGCGACGGCATAGAACTCGTAAATCCCATAATGGAGGAAGAAGAAGGGCACACACTAGAAAACAATGAAGGTCAACTTTCTAAGCTAATTACGAATGCACAAACACCTGGTACGATCATGAAAAACCTTCTGAATTACGACGGAGGTTATATAAGAACTGCTCTTAAGGAGCTCGGCAAAGGACATTGGCTCGGAGATAATCCATTCGGAATTTATCATTTTGGGAACAAAGAGTTTACTTCGATATCTTCCTACGGAGAAAGATCTCAGAACATATTCGAAGCATGGGGGCGCCCATACTGGAGCGACGGTTCTAGTGCGATGGATATGCCGAATGCGCCGAAGATTACTTTCGATATCTTCGGAAAAACGGTCTGGGATATCGCGAATATCTGCAAGAGCGTGATGCCGGACTTTATATGCGCAGTAACTCCTTTTAATATGAGGTCTTCGATTTTTATCGGGGCGCCTAGGTATTATTATGCATATGATTATAAATCTATAAACGGGGCTATCCAGGAATTAAGAAAACCGTTCCAGCAGTTTCATATTTATACTTCTGGATCTGACATTGTTTCTAACGGAATGACGGCCTCTTCGTCGAAAATAAAGACGAATGCGTCCGGGCTTTATCAAGTTTGTAATGTTGCCAACATAAAAGAGCAGCATATTGTCGGACCAATCTTCGCGGATATAGACATATATCCGGAACAGCAAAAATCGATGATAGTAGATACACAACTTCTGGCGAAAGGCGTGCCTATACTGGGAGCTGCGGGGTTAAACTTCGTTACATCATTCGAAGTAGTGGACGATTTAATTGCATCCGGGAAACATTTAATAGGCGCGGTCGGAGAACTGTTTGGCGCGGATAAAGACAACGCAATGTCATCCGCAAAAAGCGATAAAACTATAGCGTGGAGAATGACGGCATCCGCACTAAAAGACTCCATGAAAGAGATGTATTGCGGAGATATCGTGCTTCTCGGAGATCCTACGATTAAGCCTCACGATAGAATGCTTATAGCGGATAATTATCAGGGGTTAAGCGGACAGGTCACCGCTAAAGAAGTAATTCACGGCATGACCATAGACGAAGGATTTACTACGACAGTATCGCCAGACTGCATAAATATCGTCGAAGACAGATTTGAGTTTGTCGCTCATAACTGGTGGAATACTATCGCCGGATTCGGAGCCGCTCACTTATTAGCCGGAGCAGTTATCGGAACTAACTTATGGCTACTATCTCGTGGACGCAAAGAAAATATGTATACGCTTAGTAGAGCGCTAAGAACGCTTCGCCCAGGAAAGGCTATCGATAAAATAAAGAATAGCGAATACGGCGCAAAGATCATCGAGGATCTAGGAAAACTTGGCGGAGAAATAAAAGCTGGAGCAAATGACCTAAGCAAAAAGGCCGGCCAAAAAGTTGCCAACATATCTGATAAAACTAGAGCAGGGAAAATAGTAAAAGGAGCCGGAGGAACAGCTAAAGATCTTCTGTCGTTTGGCTCTAAACTTAAGACAATCGGAACAGTAGGTAAAGCTGCCGGCGGGCTATTGGCTGCCGGGCTTGCTACTACCGGATTGGGTCTGGCTATAGAGATTGGCGGAGTAGCTCTCGTTAATACGGTTAAAAACTTTATGCGAGATGTTCAAGCTATTACCGTATTTCCGGTAAAGAGGTACGGAATTCCGTGGACTGCCGGAATGAATGGAAGCAAGGGGGCAATTTACGGATCCCCGTCTTATGACGAACAAGGCAATTTTACTAATCTTGTCGCCAGCTTTTTATCTCCGGACAATGCCATCGGAGGATTTATCGCAGATCTATTCCTAGATGAAGAACTTCAGGATATTGCCGGAACATTAAAAAGAAGAGAAGACGATTCGGATGAGTTGCCTGATATGTTGACAGAAGAAAAAGATCCTAAGGAAGTCGTAGAAGATATAAGCAACACGTTTAAAAATCTTCTCAAAACTGCTAGCGGCATCACGTCTAGCGAATACAGCGTTCAAAATGACTATCGCAGAATGCAGATCCTGCCGAGAGTAGAAGAAACAAATGGAGACGATCTTAAACAGGCTTTCGACTTCTTCGCCCTCAAGAGCGCGTTCGGATTTCAAAACGATCCGAAACTTCAGTATTATTGCCTAATCTCCGACGACAAAAGACTCGAACCATATATAAACGAAGGGTTCTTCAAGATTTTGCATCAGTTACCAAATCTTCCTGTCGGCCAGAACGTAGAGATGCAGGAAATAGAAACTGCGGAAGGAAAAAAGCAAGTAAAATCGATAGAATATAAAAACGACAACGGAGAATTAGTCTATGATATTCCGCTCTTAAATCGTGAAGCTGTCGACATTTTATACGAAATTGTTCGTCGCACTAAGAACTTAATGCCGGCTACAAATAGCTCAGACCAATACGAGGCGTATAACGAAACGAAAAATAGTTTTATACTATTAGAATCTGCGACGCGTGTAGGAGATATTTCATCGATATCGTCTGCCGGCTTTACGTTCGTTCTTCGCGGCGTAGATATCGCAGCGAAAGCTATAGATCAAGCCATAAAAGAATTCGAAGCAGAGATAGCAGAAAATGCTTCGGAAAACGAAATATTGAATGACTCCCTATTCAATACGGAAGAAATGCACGGAGGCAAGGTAGCAATATCTGTTAGAATGCCAAGAGTTACCGGAGATAATGTGTAATGGAATTAAAAAATATTCTCCAGAATCGTATCGTCAATCCGACGGCACGAATAAATAATGTTATTACGACCATCGGAGTTGTCACAGACTCCGATGAGTCTAATAATACATGTAATATATTTTATATAGACAAGTCTGGATGTAAACGCAACAAAGATAACGTAGTAGTTCGATTATATGGGAGCGGTGCGGACTGGTTCCCTAAAGTAGGAGACGCAGTAGTCGTAGAAGATTCCGGTGATACGGTAGTTGTCGTCGCACGGCACGTCGGAAACTACTCTATGGACGTTAGATCTAAAAGACAGTTAAGACAAGATGTATTATCTGATTCTAGCGGATGTCAATCTATTGCCGGACATATAATGTAAATGAGAAGAAAGGGGCGAAAATGTGGCCGAAGAAAAAGAGCCTAAAAACAATATTCAAGAAATAAACATAACTCTAGAACCGGATGAGCCGAAAAATTTTTCGACGAAACTGTCGACACTCCAAGATAAAGCTATGAATATTTCTCGTATGAATGAACAAGGAATCATTAACGAGAAAACCGGAGCAGCGGTCGTCGTTAGAGATGACGGACAGATCAACATGTCGTCATCAAAGCACGCTCAGTATAAGCTGTCGCCTGGCGGTAGAGCATCCGAAGTTTCTATGGAATCGGTTACTACGACGAATCGAAAAAAGTTCGTCGTAGACGATTTCGTAATAAACGAACATAAGCTAAATCCGCAACTATGGGAATATCGAGACTTCCGCACGGCAAAGTTACTTACAAATCAAGACGCCGTTGTCGGTGGCTTATGTATGATGGGGAGCGTGCTGGTTAAAGCATGGGAGCCACATCTTAATAGATACGTTTTAATTCGTCGACCGTGGATGGGCCCCGTATTCGGCACGACACTAAATGTCGCGGAGATAAATCCCGCACTAGAAATAAATGATCCGCTTAAGCTAGAAGAAGACATTCTAGCCTTATCAGATAAAGGATATCAAGTCAACGGTGTCATAAGAGATGCTAAGAGCCTTATCGGGAAACAAGGACAAGACCGTTCCGGAATTACAAGAGGCGCAGATGCCAACAGTACATCCGGCGGAGGAAGTTCCGGAGGAGGATATACGGGCAAGTCATCCGGAGCTCTCGGAAGCGAAGCTATGGATCCTAAAAAGTGCTGGGATATTCTTCGTGGACACGGATATAGCGAAATTGCTACGGCTGCTATTATGGGAAATATCAGGCAAGAGTCTACTTTCAACCCGAAAGCCTACAGCGGGTCTCATCGCGGCCTAGCCCAATGGGATATCAGCGGAAGATGGGCTGCATTAGAAGAGTGGGCTAAATCGGCGAATCGAGATCCCTATGATGGCGGAACTCAGATCGATTACATCGTATACGAAGCAAACAATATTCGATACACATCTGAATGTGGTTTATCCGGAATGAACGCCATAGTCGATCTAGCCAAGGCAAATAGGCAGTGGGTCGCCTATTATGAAGGAGCAACTGACGGTCACGGTGGATACCAAGAAGAAGCCGAAAGACTTCGCTTTGCTCAGGAATTCTATGATGCATATCACAAGAAGTGACACTATATGAGCGCGAAAAAAGAGAGCGAAGAAATTGTATCCGGCATCGTGGGTAATACGTCGCCGGGAAACCCTGACACCAAAAACAGAAAAAAGGCGTCGAAACGCAGCGATAAACTAAGAAAGAAAATCGAAGAAACTGCGGACAGAATACAGCATGAGACAAGAGAGCTCGCAAAAGAGATTATAATTAAACGTCTCGAAGAATCTATGGATAAAGAAATCGAGAAGCTCGGAATTAAACTCAATCTTTCTGAAGACAAGAAAAGAGATATTCGATCCATAATACGAGGATATAAATACGCCGAGATTCTCGAAAATGCGATGATTCGCGGCTCTGTCGACGCAACTGAAAAGATGCTTACTCAGTTTTTTAATAGGCAAGCAAAAAATCTAGAAACAAAAAAGTACGAAGATGGCTTTAGAGATATCAAGAGAACGATAGATAAAGTCGAAAGATTCGCCGGGAGATTAGACGATCTAGAGAAGTTATCATCCGGAGAACATATAGAGAATCTCGTTAAAGGAATGAGACAAAATCTATTTAAAAGTGTCGGCATTACGGATTTCTGTAAAAAACTAGACAACTTCATGAATCAAGACGGAATCTATAAAAGGCTAACCGGAAGTAGTTTTAGTTCATCGGGAATGATAGCGCCATTCTTTAAGAGGCTAGAAGGCGGAATTGGCAAAAAGCTAGAAGGAAAACTTAAACCTTTTATAGCTAAACACATAAAAGTAGTTAAGAAAATATCTGATACGGTCCGCAAAATAAAAGACAAGATAAAACTCGCAGAACAGCATTTCAAAAAGATGATTAAGAGCTACGAAGATAAAGCCAAAAAGTACGCCGAAGGTGTCGCGAAAAAAGTCGCGAACGAAATAATGAGTAAAATAAAAATAGGGCTAAAATTTTAGCCTGCCAGTTATTAATAGATGGAAGGAATATCGGAGACTCATGGTAGATTTAGCAATTAGCAATAGCGGAGATATCGCGATGAGCGAAAAGCTAACGGCTCCAGAACTTAAATTATCTTGGAGAATCGGAGATCACGAGTCTCTCATTCTTTCTTTTATCGTCGGGCGCAATATGATTGATCCGGAAGAAAATACCGGATTAGAGCTGTTTTTTACGATAGGTAAGGAAGAAGATAAAAAACAGTGCGACATAGCACATGACATAGAAAACATTAGGCAGCAGGTTATGATGCTCCTAAGAACGCCGAGAGAAGAACTCCCGCTATCTAAAGAATACGGAAGCGACTTATACCTGCTAAAACATAAGGACATAACTAGCGAAACGGTAGTAGACAAAGTAAAAGAAATCGTAGAAGAAATATCTTCTAGGTATATTAAGAATCCTAAAATATTGGTCAAAAGAACGCCAACAGACAGTGCGTTCTCTAGCCAAAACCTAAACGTATACATATACGATAAAAACGTAGAAATTTATAATTTTAATATGGAGGTCATCTGAGTGGCAGTAAAAACGGCGACCGAAATTTTTAACGATATACGAAACAGATTTAAAAACAAAACCGGGCAAGACCAGGGCGCTGTACTAGATATGTATACGATGGCGGTCTCAGAACAAGACGCGGAGATCTACGATGAAATCGACAGAAATAAAACGCCCCATGTATGGACTAGCCTCGAAGGAAGTCGTCTAGATTCAACAGGAACTTGGGTTAATTGTCCTCGTGACGTAGGAGAAAACGATGCTACGTATATGTATCGTCTTATGAATTGGATGCTCCGCAACGAAGCCTGTAACGAAACTGCTATTAAAGTCAAACTGCTTAATCCGGAACATGCGGCCAATATTGAATACGTCTCTTTTACGAATGGTTGCGGAACTGCGACATGCTACGTTCTTCCTAAAAAGTACACCAAAGAAAACATCACGGCATCGTTACAAGAAGCAAAAAAGAGAATGTCGGAAATAGGATCTCCGACTACTTATATCGATTATATAATCCCTGAGATTCGCAGCGTATCGTTTGAGATATACTTAAAGACAAATGATGGCGACGAAGAAATCATAAAAGAACAAATAACAGAAAAAATTCGTTCATATGTCAACGAGATTCCGACAAAAGAATATCTATCGATCGGAAAGATTAACAAAGACTGCGTTAACATAAATCAAGTAGAGTACTTTAGTGTGTTATCCGTTATAATTAACGGAGAGCAAATACATAAAACAAAATTACTCCAAGAAATAGAAAGCAAGTTTATCTTCGATAACATAACATGGGTAGGTGACACAGAGAATGCTTGACAGCAAAGATGCAATACTAAGAGCAGTAGAAAATTTTCCGAGATGGATGGACATAAGAAAAAGATTAAGAACATCTGTCGGTGGAAAATATTTATCGTCACTTATAGAAGAACAGGGCGAAATTAAAAAAAGCTACGAAGACTTTAAAAAGAGCTTTTTTCTTGATACATACGCAGGAAAAGAAGACGACATTATTTGTCAGGTATACGTAGCCCAAATAGGAAGATTAGATAAGATAACTTCTAAAGACGATAGATATCAAATCATTACTGACACCAGATTATTTGCCGAAGATACGTCTAAGTATGCCTTATATCAAGATGACTATGTAATATTGTCTCCCATTAATGTCGACGCAAACAATCCCGTACTGTTTTACGAGTATGAAGGTAGAACCTTTAGCTCTACACTCAAGAAAAAAGATCTCTGGAACATATTCGACGAGTTCGCTCTTTTTTCAGGAATTGAAAGATATGAAGGAGAAAAGAATTCAGAGCTAGTTAAAAGAATATTCGCGGCATTTAAGAAGCCTACAAACGCAACGGAAAAAGGATTAAAAAACGCGATTATAAATGCCGTAATGAACATATCTCCCATAACGGCAGATGAAATTAAGTTAGAAACACCGAACGGCAGTAATATGCATCTCGTCGTAAATGACGATAAAAGTATCTACGACAAAATGTCGGAAATTAATAAAGACATTGCGCGCGAAAAAGTCTGGGATCAATGTTACTGGCAAAATGACTTTAAAAAGCTAAGTTATATTCCTAATGTATGGGATAAGCCTATTAAGGGGCACCAGCATGGTGTCGGTCAACGCGAAGACCTTAAGACAATATTATCGTCCGACCAGTTAGACGGCGAAAGCACAAATCTTGAAATATACGGATATGCAGCGAGTACGAGACTAATTAATGAATATGTTAGAAGACAAAACCTTAAAAAGAATATACAGTTACAGCTTCTAAGATATAAGAATGAGCTCGCCCCGAGAACTGTTACCTATAGAATAGGAGCAACGCAGGCGGAGAAGTTTAATCCATCTAATATATACATCAACGGGATTCAACACTCTCGCGGCAAAATTACTGTGCCTATCTCAGACATCCTTATTGATAAGGGCGCGGCAACAGAAGTCAAACGCGGCAGCATAGAACAAGGAAAATCATATACGCTTAAATTTAAATCTCGTATGGCATACGATAAAATGATTATCGAGACGTGCGAGATGATAAATAACAGCGGAGGAAAAACAAATCTTCTCGCTTCTCAGCCGGGGTTCTCTTTAGAGAATGGAATAGTTAAAAACTCAGACGTTAAATTTCATGAGAGCTCTGTATCTCAACTATCTTCTCTTAAGAACATCGTAAACTATCCCGCCGGAGGAATCACGATCGGTGATGACGGAATTCGCGGAAGTTTCATGATCCCTGTGTCCAGTATGGACAATATGCCGATAAGAACGAAAGTCGATAATAAAAGAACCGACTATACGAATAATACAGAATTCGTAAAGCTCACGGGGGATTTTAGGTACAACGACGACCATACAGAAATAACGTGTACGTCGAGCGCAACGGATAACCAGGTCATCATAGAAATGAATTGCGCTGAAATCGAATATGAACTAGCCAAATCCACAGATTCTAGCGCTCAAGGAACTATAAGCGTGACTACGGAAGTTAACGGACAAATTGCCACTGAGCACTCCGGATTAAAAACGGAAGGTAAGAAATACGAGATAAAATTTGGGAATTCTCGTAGAGTTAAAATTACGATTACGAAAGTTGGAGTTAATCCTGTTACGATAAAAAATATAGCGGCAGCTAGATATAGAATATCGTACGCATTAACTGCGGGCAATATAATAGAAACCGGGGATTATGCAAAACTGCCTTCTAATATTCCGCAGGGAACCATGATGCGAGTCACTCTAGAATCTTTTGGAACCTATGCTCCGGTTATTAAGTATGTTCATATTGGGCCGTCGGTAGAAAACGCTATTTATCAACTAAAAAAAATAAACCCAGGAAACAATATAGCGTTCAACATAAAAACAAATTGTCGAGTAGAGCTATACGAAGTTCAAGGTGAACAAGAAAACCTCGTCAGCGACGATTATAATACACTTCCACTGTATAGAAACGATACGGGAGAAATTATAGGAATTTATATTAACACAGACGAGTTCGTTTCTATAGAGTCATCTTCCAGACAAATATATTCTGGCGCACATAACGGAAAGATTGCTAAATATATAAATCTCACACCGGGAGAGCAAATAGATTCGATTGCTATAACCGGAGAAAGAAAGGTTATAAAAAGCAGAACACGACTAGAGTCATTGCTCGGAGAACATGGCGACCTGTATGTAGCCGGAAATATAGAAGGAATCGTTTCTCTTAAAAATAAAGAAACGGCTCTTATAAAAATCCCGAGAGATAAACTAGATAGAGATGCAGATAAGTACTCCATAGAAGGTCTGCCATCTACAATAATAGGTGTTTTCTCTACCGGTTCTTCGTTTATCATGACCAATGAATTCGATCAAAGATTCTCATATCTTTATGTCTCTACCGTCTCGGGACAAAAATATATTGCGTATAACTCTACTAAGCTTTTACAGTCTCCTACAATCGGAGTGTCTATCGTAAATACATTCTCGCCACCTTTAGACATGAATAAAATTATGCTATACAATATCGAAGAGGTAGCGATGTCTGACGGCACAAAAGCTACGGTTAAATTTATAAACAAAAAGAGCAAGGAGACATGGGCGCTCGGATCAAATTACGAAGACATAAAAATAGAATACGAGCTAGACTTCTCTAATATAGGAGACTATCAAGTTTCGATAGATAATCTAAATGAATCTTTTACGTTAAGCAATAATATGATCCTCAAGAGCCATTATATAATCGGCGAAAAAACATATGAGCTGGCTAGATATATAATCAAGCCGCCTAAGAATATGAGAATAAAATACGCGACAGAAATGGCCAGAGAAAATATAATAATAGAAGAAGATGGCTTCAATAAATTATATTATTCCAATGTAAGCAATATAGTTTCTGTGTCTATAGGTTCAAACCAGTTAGACAAAAAAGAATATTTCCTTATGGAAGAAGCCGGAATTATTGCATGGAAAAATCGTGATAAGTACGTAGGAAAAACGGCGACCATAATGTATGAATACAAGTCGCCGCGATCTCTCGAGTTCAAAGACCTTTCTTATCTGTACGAGATGGTAGGATACTCGATTGATGCATACGAACAGATAAACAACAAACCCGTTATCGTAGAAAGAGTTAAAGACGGAGAGACAAAAACTATTAGAATTAACGGAAAAACTCCGGATCGTATAATAGTAAAATGTCTAAACACGAACTTTCAGGCGTTTGTCAGTAAAAATAAAGTGACGGTTCAAAAACGAACGTCAGTGTCTTCTGTCTTAGTCCATACAGGTTTCTACTATGATGAAGAAAAAGAATTCTATATGTTTGAGCATGACAGAAATGAAGTAGTAGACTGTTATGAAAACATAGAGATAAAAAGAGCTAGGAAAATTGGAAATACTATTCGAACTCAACAGAGGTCTAGCAACTATATTAAAGACTCTGTAATGAATAACGGAAAACAGTTCGAAGAAACTTGCAATATTAATTTCGTCGAAGACAAAAGTCGTATCGGAAATATTCCGGTCTTGGGCGCCATAACAGCCTGTGATTCTTATCAGCTATGGAGCAGCAAGAATATGGGCGTTTCGATAGCAAAAGGCTTGAACGGCAACGGGCTTAGTTTTAAAAACGAAAAAGGCAAAAATGGATACTCTTTTTTTGATATAACGAAACACATAAAAAATGGCAAAACAATTAGTTTCTACACGAAAGGACAAATCGAAGCATACATAGCCGAAGAAATTTTTGCGGATGAAGACTCTATGCAGAGATCGGTTCACGCGGATATCATCGCAGAGCTATACAAACACGGAGATTTTCTCCTCTACGACTTTAAAAATATCAAAGAAGATACAAGATACTATCTAGTGATTAGAGGAGAAGGACTAATCGACGACATTTTTGTCGAAGATACGGTAGACAAAAAAGAAATTGAATCGATACATACGAAGTTAATTAACAAGATAGGATTCAATATTTCAGAAAAAGCGACAAAAAATTACGAAGCAAAACTGTATTTTAATAAAGATAAAAATACCTACGACGGGCTAGAAATCGATGGCGATAACAAAATCCAAATAGGCTCTACCGCAGATTACGGAATAACGTTAATAGAGAACCTTGAAAGCTCTTTTGACAGGTTCGCCGTAAATAAAGCAACCCTCAGAAAAAATGCTTTCTATACGGCGTCTGAGACCGGAGAGATTACCACTCCATGGATAGAACTTCCGAGTTTTAAAAATACGATCTCTATTTACGTCAAGATTAACGACATTATGGTAGATCCTTTCGTATTATTTAATGTAAGAGTTTTTGCCGCCGAGAATATTCACGGTAAAAACTCTCGCGAAATATTCTACGGGAGAAAAACTAACCTGGCCGCAATACGCTCTATGTCCTTCTTGAGGTACATACAAATCATAATAGAAATGCCGCCAAAACGAGTAATAAACAACATAGAGGTATACGCAAGATATTCTGAAAATGAAGAAGTGTTTCGCGTAACCCAAAGACAAAAAGGTGAACTCATTACCGGAGTGTATGATACTGCGGTTACCGGGAAGTTTAAGCCTAAATATATCGTCGGAGAAATAGCTCATCCAGAAGCAATATCTATAGATGTAAGAGCTCTTAGAGAAAGTACGGACCATAAAGTCTGGACAGAATGGTATCCGTGCAACATGAATGAGCACATGACATTCGGAAGCGATACTCATGTCTTCGAAGATTATAGATATTTCCAATTCAAGATCGATATAACAAATCAAGATGCGCTTATTAAGATAAAAGAATTTGTTCTCGAGGTGATTTAGTTTTGTTTCTATTTGAGCCCCATTGTCGTATTCAAGAAGAGTCCGACGGAATACGTTTTTATGAACAAGATATCCTTCGCTCTATCTATACGTTTATGGGCGATCAGAAAATAGAAATTAACTTAGACTATATTGTCCCTGGATTCGGAATTTCTATCTCTGAGGTAGGAGAAGATAGTCCAGGAAATTCTAAAAACACGTATCTTATTAAGTTCGGAAGCAATGATTTCAGAGTTATACAACAATACTACGGAACGCAAAAAGAGTTGCTCGCAGAAAGTTGCGTACTCCCGTTCGAGAAAAATGTGACGATATCGTTTAATATTAACCGAAAAAATGTGTCGATCAGCAAAAAACTCTGGAATAAAGATGGATTGCCATATGAAAGTCTAATCGTCGACTTTGATATGGCAAAGCCATTGTCTGAGTACAAGATAGGAATATACTCTAATGCAGGTAATCTTATCAAGTCTATTATGTTCTTAAGTAAAGTTCCAGAACATTGGAGAGTCAGCACAAAGAATACGATGGGCGGGAGAATTTCTCTCGAGAAAAATGCGGTACGAATCGAAAACTGCAAGCACGAAGCAGAGATAGAGCAAAAAGATATTCGTCTCAAAAAGGGAAAATACTGGCTAAAATACGACTTCGATAAAGTTCGAGATAAATGCGATATACGACCTTTCGTATTAAATCCGGTGTTCGTCCCATCTGCGGAAGAATCAAATTTAGAAGACGACTTTAAAAACATACTAGAAGAAGATATGTCATTTACTCTTTCTCATGATATGTTTGTCAACCTAAAATTCAAAGGTCATGATGGAATTATCAGGAACATCGCTATTACGGATAGTAAACAAGGATCGTTCGTAGAGACAAGAGAGTCTCAAAAGACTCAAGATGGCAGCGAAATAATAATAAAGCTTAAAAACATAAAGCAAGTATTATGGGAAGCCTTAATAAGCGAAGTTCCGCAATGGGAAGATCTATCTAAAGAATGTCCGTATGCGATAGTCGAAACAGACAAGCAAAGATATTCAGCCAAAGAACTTTCTATCTTAATGAACAGAGAGTATGTATACACATATAACGTTCAAACAAAAAACCTAGACATCGTAGATAAACAAACGAAGGAAACGGTTTTTAATAAAACGATAAAAGATACGGGCGACATAATAACGATAGCAAAAAATGTAACCGGAATAGTATACAAAATACTTCTTACGGATATGGCAGGGGCGGGAATCAATCCGTTAAACAGAAACACGTTTTAAAAATATGTT